CCGAAGGAGCAGATCGAAGCACGGGATGGCCTACGCTTGCCGCATGGCGGATGAGCTGGAAGTCCCTGCCGACGTGCTGGCGTACGCGCAGGCCCTCGCCGGACGTCTCGCGCTGGAGGACAACTGGACCCCGGGCGAGACGTTCGCAATCGACCTGACGCGCGCCAGCACCAGGAAGATCACGGAGTACTGGGTGCACGGCGCCGGGGCCGCGAAGATCAGATGGGGTGTCACCGGCTCCATGAAGCGGTGCATCCGGCACCTGCGCAAGCACGTCGTCGAGCCGGGCGGGCTCTGCGCCGAGTACCACCATATGGCCACCGGCGAGTGGCCCACCGAGCACGGAAAGGCGGGTATCCCTTCGTAGGGTGCCCGCCTTTCGTCGCGCCTGAGGATCGGAGGGTCAGGCGCTGCTCGTAGCGTTCTGCGCGGTGACGCTCGCGGGCCGGACGTAGCCGTTGCGCTGCGCCGCCTCGGTGTTCGCCTGGGCGCGGGTCATCGGCTGGCTGACGGTGCTGTCGGCGTAGACCACCTCGAACTGGTCGGCCTTCACGCCCTCGCAACCACACGGCATCTGGGGTACCTCCTACCGGAAAGCCTGGGCCGCCTGAAGCGCACGCTCGCGCGCGCCCGCGACGTCCAGGAGCTGGAACTCTCCCGCCAGCGTAGCCGCCACCTCGCGGGCCCGAGCTTCGCGCCGCTGGATGGCGTACAGCTCCCGAGCGATGTCCTCGGCCGAGTAGTCGCCGGAGTGCTGGCCACGCCACGACTCGGGGATCTTGTTCTCCGCGTTCAGCTCCTTGGCCCGCCGCATGATCAGCCGCCGCAGTGCCGCGCGGTGCTGCTCGGGCGCCCGCCCGTACGACTGGATGGCGTTCTCCAGGTCGCCGACGGACTCGATCGGGTACGAGCCGTCCGGCAGGGCGTGTCCCTTCTCGGCACTGGCCTTGCGCCCCTTCGTCGACAGATTCGCGTACTCCTCCAGCACGCCCGCCGCGACGAGGGCATAGGACCGCCCAGCGGCTTCGTGGACGCGCGGAACGGGGAAGCCCGGGGTGTTGACCGCCAGGGCCGCCACAAGCTCCATGGAGCCGCCTACGCGCCGCCAGTCGCCGGACAGCGGGTGCAGCGGCAGCGACGAGAACTTGTCCTCCTGGCCGTGGATCGCCGGGCCGGAGATCCAGATGCCGAATCGGTCTTCGCCCGCGCGCACGGCCGCGACCGCCGAACCGGCGTCGTCGTAGTGCTCGGCCGCCGCCTGGAAGCCCAGGCGGGTGTCCGCGTGCCCGCCGCCGAGCGTCACCTTGCCCACGGCCAGCGGGCCCTGGTCGGTCTGGACCTCGCCCACGTGGAAGTAGGCGTAGTTGGTCTTGGACCTGGGCGCGGTCACGCACCGGTCCTTGAACCCGATGTGGCAGCCCTTCCACGACGCCAGGTGACCGAACATGCGGCCGTTCTCGATCTTGATCGGGGTCAGCTCGGTGAGCTTCGGGTCCTCGAAGTCGGCCGCCCGGTACACCTGGCCGACCGTCGTCGCGGCGCTGGCTACCAGCGCCGCGCGCTCCCACGGCGGCGACGGCAGCCCGCACCGCGCGGCCAGCTCGGTCAACTGCTCACGCATGGCCTGCTTCGTGCCCTCGTCCACGCTCAGCCGCTCCGGCGAGTAGGCGAGCACCGAGATGGCGTCGGCGACCGCGCCCGGCACGATCTGGAGCCGCCCGTCAACGACATCGGCGACCGGGAACAGGAAGCGGTCGCCCAGGTGGTACAGGGCCGCCCCCTCGCGACGGCCGCGCGCCAGCCAGCCCAGCGGGTCCCATTCGGCATCGGCCGCCACGGTGAAGTCGTCGCCGTGACGGAACACACCGGACGCCACGATCGAGGTCTCGCCAGCGGCGTACTCCTCGGCGTCCACCTCTTCGATGGCGAACGGCCGGGCCTCGGCGAACGCCGGGATCTGCACGAGTGTGACCGCGCTGATCCGTCCCTTGGTGACCTCGATCTCCGGCCGCGTGTCAGCGGACAGCTCACCGACCTGGTCGCCCAGGGGGTGGAACTCCATGTCGTCCAGGTCCACAGACGGGCCGATGACCCGCTTCGACATGAGGAGGTTGGCCTCGGCGACATCTTCAGCCAGTCGTGGAAGCTGCTCCGGGTCGGGGTCGAGCATGACCCCGTAGCCGTAGACGCCGGGCCCGTGCCACTCGCCCCACCTCTGCGGATCGCCGTGGTCCTCAGAGAACACTCCGGCGCCATCCATCGTGGCCACGGTGACGGAGGTCTGGTGGCCCGACTCGTCGGCCCGCTGCCACTTGACCGGAAGCGGCAGGTCCCGCGTGCTGAGCGCGCCCATGGCGAAGCGCCGCTTGTCGCCGGTCGGCACACCGTACGGGGCGACGATGCCCGCCCAGCGCTTCACCTTCGTGCCGCGCGGGTCCGGGGACGTAACCGGGGCTTCCTCGTCCACGGTGAGGGCCGCGAACTCGTCGCCGCCGTTGCACCCGCAATCCTGCTCGGCCATCACGCCTCCTGCCGCGCCGGGCGGCTCTCCGCCTGCCGCTCTGGTACAGGGTACGGCTCGACGGGCCGGTTCAGGATCTCGTCGATCTCGCCCGCGTCCAGCCCGCGCTCCTCGTCCTCGTCGTCGACAAGCTCCCAGCGGGGCTCGTTGTCTTCGATGCTCACTTCGGGGTCACCACCCTGACTCGTACGTGCGTCTGCCCGCCCTTCTCCTCGACGGAGAGGACACGGAACCTGGTGCCAGCCGCCAGGAGCATTTCGTTCTCGGAGGAGTACTGCGACTTGGCCTTGACGAACAGCGCATGCGTTCCGGCCGGGGCCTCGATCGTCAGCTTCACCGGGCCGTGGAAGCCCTGACCGCCCCCGGCAACCGTGGTGGACATGAACGCCTTGTCCTCGAAGGTCTTGCCGATGAGCTTCTTCAGGTTGTCGGCGCCCTGGAACTCCTTGGGCACGAAATTCCAGCCGGTCCCCCGGTTGAGCAGATGATCACTCTGGAGCGGCATCATGGCGTCCTGGATCATCAGGACGTCCTTCTTCGTCTGCTCGCTGGCCTTGAACGGCGGATACAGGTTGCCGCTGGAGTCCTTGCCGCGCAGGTACGCGTTCATCTGCGTGTACGCGTTGCCGGTGTAGCGAGTAACGGCCTTCCAGTGCCCGGCCGAGAGCACCTTGCCGTTGTTGAACAGGTAGTCGTCCAGCTCCTTCTGGGCCTGCTGTGGCGTGTGCGGGTGGAAGTCGGTCGCTGGCTTGTTCGGGTCGTACTTGCCGGGGCCGGGCTTGGTCTGGATGAGCTGGCCAGCCTTGAGACCGGGCAGCTTCGGCGGCGGTGCCGTGTACCCGGCCAGGCTGTTGACCTTCGCTGGGCTGACTACGTGGTTCTTTACGTAGGCGGCACCGGCTGGCGTGGCCATCCAGTCCTTGATCTTGTTCTCCAGCATGTTCGCGTTCGGCACGCCCAGGTTGTTCGCGATCTGGGAGTCGACGGTCTGCATGATGTCGGCCACGGAGAGGTTCTTCGGAAAGCCCGCCTTGCCCGCCAGCGCCGAGGCCGTCGCGGTCAGGTTGTCCCACTTCTCGGAGTCGTCGGCGGACATGTAGGCGCCCGCGCCGAAGCTCTTGTAGGCCGAGTGGATGGTGAGCATCTGCGCACTGTCGAGCTTGTGCGACCCGGTGAGCTTGGCGGCCGTGGGGCCGCTCGGCGCCGCCTTCTTCGCCGCCGTCTTCACGGCCGCCGGTGCGCTGTGCGTCGAGCCGCCGCCCGCGCCAGCCGGGGAGCCGCCGCCGTTCAGGTCCAGGTAGTCCTTGATCTGGGCGAGCAGGTGGCTGGACTTCCACGACTCGACGATCGGCGAGTCCGGGGCCCACCCGTTCGCCGCTACCTGCTTGGCGGCCTCCTCGGCGGTGTTCTTGGCCATCTTCGGCAGCTCGGCCGCCAGGCCGCCCGGCGTGGTGTCGCCGTTCTTCAGGGCCTTCATGTAGTCGGCCTTGAGGGCGTCCGAGATCTTCATCAGCGTCTCGCCGCCGGTCCAGTTCTCGTCGACTCCGCTCAGGCCAGCGGTCGTGATGATGTGGTGCGCGAATGCCTTGTTCGAGAGCTGGTTCACCACGGTCGTTTCCCCGCCGGGTACGAACGCGTCCAGCGACGACGGAGCGGGCAGGCCCGCGTGCTCGTAGAGCTTCGCGATCTGCGCGTCCGTGGGGCCGCCGCCCAGCGGGTCGATCTTGTTCTTCTCGTGCCACGCGTCAATGGCGTCCATGACGCCCTGGAGCCCGCTCTCCTTCGTCGAGTCGTGCTTGAGCGCCTTCTCGTGCAGCGCCTCCAGCGCATCGAGTACCGGCGTCGGCTCGCCGTCCTGAAGGATCGCAGACTTGATCTCGGCGGTCAGCGGGTCGAGGACGTGCTTCTTCTCCGCCTCGTCGGCGTTCGTGACGTCGAGCTTGTCCAGCAGGTCGTTCGTCAGCGCCTCGGCGAAGATCTTGGAGGTGCTGTTTCCGAAGCCGGTGCCGTGCTGCTTGGTATTGAGGATCTTGTCGGCGAGCTGGGCCTTCCAGGTCGGATCGGCTGACGTCTTCGGGTCCAACCAGGAGTTGATCTGGAGGATCTTGTCGGCGCCCGCGTTCGCCGCCGCCTGCTCCACGCTCGTCGGCGCCGGTGCACCCAGGTCGGTGCTCGGTGCCGTGGTGTCGGCCGCCCCGCCGGAACCCGCGCCGCCGCCGGTCGCCAGGCCCAGCTTGGCCTTGACCGCGTTGACCTGCTCCTTCTTCTTCGGGTCGAGGAACTTGTCATGGATCTTGTCCAGGTCGGCCAGGATCAGCTTCTGGCTCGACGGGCTGAGCGACTGGAACTCCTCCGGCGTCAGCTTCTCGTACGCGGCCAGCTTCTGCTTTGCCGTGCCGGTCTTCGAGCCCATCGCGTAGCCTGCGGCGTCGGCCGCCGCCGGGGACAGCCCGGGACCAGCGCCGACCTGCTCCACCTTCGAGACGTTCTCGGGCAGGCTCGCGGTCGGGCCCGGCTCCGGGATGCCCGGCTTCGGGGCAGGCGCCGGGGTGGGCTCGTCGGCGGGCGGTGGGACGATGCCGAACTTCTCCGCGAGCTTGACCGCCTTCGGGTCGCCGCTCTCGGCGTAGAACTTCACCTGGGCTTGCACCGAGTTGTGCAGGTCGGAGGGCAGGTTCTGGTACTCGGCGACGCCCATCTTGCCGAACTCGTCCATCACCTCGTCCACCGGCATGAACGGGTTGGATACCGCCTGACCGGCCGCGATCTGCGCCGGGGACAGGTCGGTTTTCCCGCTCGTGGAGCCGGTGAGGAAGGCAAGGATGCCCTTGGCCGGACCGTTCGGGTCGTCGTCGTGCATCTTCTTCAGGTCGGCCAGGAGCGCGTGCTGCTGGTCCGGGGGGAGCGCCAGGAACGCCTTCGGGTCCACGCTGCCGTACAGGAGGGCCTTGTCCGTCGCCCCCAGCGGAACGGGCGCCTGGCCCATCGCCGCCTTCCCGGCCGCCTGGGCGGCAAGCTGGGCGGCCTGCTCCGGCGTCGGCGGCGTGTTCGGCGTCAGCGGCTCGTGGAAGGCGTCGGCCTCCTTCTTCCCGGCCGGGCCGCCGAGGTCCAGTACGTCCTTCAGTTGCGCCTTGACGTCGGCCGGGAGGGAGTCCATCTCCTCCTGGCTCATGCCGGAGACGGTCTTGGTCAGGGCCTTCTTCTTGGCCGCCTTGGTCGCCGAGGTGCCGAGCTGCGCCATGAGCAGCTTCTGGTTGTCCGTCATGCCCTTGTCCGGCACCAGGTTGGCGGCGGGGGCGGCGGCGGGTGCCGGGGCGGCCTTGGGTGCGGCCGGGGCGGCGGCGGGTGCCGGGGCGGCCTTGGGTGCGGCCGGGGCGGGCGCCGGGGTGGGCTTGGTGACGTCCACGCCCTTGGACTTCAGGTAGTCGCGAACCTTGGCGCCATCGCCGTCCAGCTTCGACAGGTCGGCTTCGAGCTGGTTCAGGCCATCCGGATCGTTCTGGTACATAGCGTGGTAGAGCTGGCCAGCCGCGTAGCCGGACAGGCCCTCGTACGCCAGGCCGTCGCAGTCGTGGTCGCCCGTCTTGCACTTCGGCAGGTACTTGGCCGCCAGGGCGTCGCCGAGCAGGCCTGCTCGCTGCTCCAGGAAGGCGCGGTAGTGCTTCCCGCTGCCGCCGCCCTGGTTGTCGGCCGCCAGCGCCTCGGCGATCTTGGCCTGCACGTACACGGCGTAGTCCTGCTTGTTCTGCTTGTCGTTGAGCAGGCCGTGACTCGCCGCGAGGTCGGCGACCTGTGCGCCCTTAAGCTGCGAGTACTTCTTGATCTCGGTCTTGTTGAGGATGGCCTTCGAGCCCTTGGCCAACGCCTTGTCGGCCGAGTCGCCCAGGGCCGTGTGAGTGTGCGTGACCGTGGCCTGCTTGGCGAGCAGGGGGTGCGCCAGCACGTTCTTGTTGCCGGTCGCGACCTTCTTCTCCGCCTCGGACTTCGCGACCGCGCGGGCCGCCCGCTTGGCGGCCGTCTTCTCCTGCTGCGCCTTGTTGATCGCGTTCAGGGCGCCAGGGGCGATGACGCCGAGCTTCTTCTTCCAGCCCTTGCACGGGCCCGGGTGCAGTGGGTTGCGGCAGAACGTCGACATGCTGCACGCGTCGTGCGAGAAGTCGACGACGGTCAGCACGCCGTCCTGCTCCACGGCGGCCACCACCGCGCCGTCTGCGGCTTCGTCGAAGCCGTACAGCAGCGAGCCGAGCGTGTCGGTCACGTGAGCCCCCGGAAGTGGCGGTTGGACAGGTCTACGGGCTCACCCTCGCGGGCGAGCAGGATCGAGCACCGGCAGTTGATGACCTCCTGCGGGGGACCCGCCGGGTCGCCGGGGTACATCAGCAGCGCGCCGCCGACGTCGAACGGCGCGTTGAGCGGTACCCGCTGCTCGTCGGCGCCGGTGCGGCGGGCGTGCGTGAACCGGGTCCGGTGATCGTGGGTGGCCAGCCAGACCTTCTCCCACGATCCGCCGAGCTGGCCCGCGAGGGACTGGAAGCCCGCGAACCGGCCCGCGTTGTACGCTCCGATCGCCTCGGTGCGCGCGATGGTGCGGGCCCGGCCCGCCCAGGCGTCCTGCCCGCTCTCGCCGAGGATGTCCTCGACACGCGCGGCCAGGTCGTCGATGCTCCAGCCCTCGGTGGTGGCCTTCAGGGTGGCGCGGTTGATCTGGGCGTACACGCTGTCGGGTACTCGCACGAGCCGGTTGCGGCTGGCGGTCAGGTAGTCGCGGACGCGGGCGTTGGCGTCGGGCTCCCAGTTGTCGTTCACGTTCTCGGCCGACTGGTCGAAGATGCCCTCGATCTCCACGATCAGCTCATCGTCGACCTGGGCCGCGAACCACGGGTTCAGCGACGGCACGGCGTGCACGTCCGGCATGCCACCGGCACCGAACACGGCCGTGCGGATCTTCGTCGCCCACTTGCCGAGCAGGTCCAGGATCCGCTTGAACAGGGTGCCCTCGGCCGCCATGAGGTCGGTGATCACCTTCAGCTTCGGCGCCAGCCACGGATCAGCCACGGGCACCTCCGCGCAGCATCGCGGCCAGCAGCTCCGGCGAATGCGGATAGCCCCTGACCAGCAGCTCCGTGCAGTACTCACGGAGCACGTTCGTCAGCTCACCGGGCAGCACGCCGTGGTGGGCGGCCAGCGCGGGCACGTGGATGAACGCGCCGTCGAGCAGCGTGTAGGCGTGCTCCCGGTCGGTGGGCTGCATCTGGGTGTGCAGCTCAGAGCGGGCTACGGAGGAGAACCGGCCGCGCGAGTGCCGGTCCAGCATCCGTCCGCCCGCCAGCTCCAGCGCGCGCAGGACCGCCTGTTCGGCGCCGGGAAGCAGCGCCGCGAACCCCTGGCCGCTCTGCGCCGGGCTGCCGCCCTGCGGCTCGTTGGGCAGGGAGCGCTGATCGCCGCCGAGAAGCTGCTGCGCGTCCGGCGGGACGGCCGAGTCCTGCGGTCCGCCGGGCGGAAGCTGCTGCTGCGCGGCGGCCGGGTCCTCGACGACGGGCAGCCCGGCCAGGTCGGCCAGCTCCTTGTTCGACAGCAGCTTGGGGTCGGCCTGGATGAGCTTCCAGGCCATCCACGACTTGTGGTCGGCGGTCTTAGGCGAGTCGTCCTCGGAGAAGTTGCCCGACGTGCGCAGCTCCTCGTCTGACAGGACGCCCCGGTCCCAGAGCTGGATGGCGTCCTCGAACCGGTTGGGCCGCACGGTGAGCGGGCTGGGATCGAACCACAGCGTGTACTTGTCGGGGTCCTTGCCGAGCACCTTCAGCGCCGGGGCCAGGTAGGACTGGGTGAGCGCGTCGCAGATCCGGGTCATGACGGGCTGGATGAACAGCTTGATCCCGGACTCGTCAATCTGCCAGGCGCTCCAATGGTTGGCGCCGCCCTGGCCGAGCAGCTCCTCCGGGGCGATGTCGAGTGACGTGGCCAGCCGCCGGATGGCGTGGTCCAGCTTGTCCTTGATCTCGGCGGCCAGCGCGGTCTCGAACTTGATGTGCTGGATGTCGTTGCCGGTACCCGCCGGGATCTCGCCGAGGATAGGTACGAGGCCCGCCGCCGTGCCCGCGCCGGTGAGCTGGGCCTGAGCGACCTCCAGGATCATCTCCAGCAGGCCGTTGAGCCCCTTGGGCGCGCCGTCCTTGTCCGGGAAGTTGATCGACTGGGGCAGCAGGAGCAGGCCAGCGCTGATCAGTCGGGAGTCGATCTGGCTGAACGTGAGCAGCGACAGCCGCTCCATCTCGCGCAGGATCGGCAGGGCCGAGCGGACCGACGAGTCGGGGACGTCGTACTTGCGCGGGTGGGGCGTCCACACCCGCGTCATCAGGTCGAGCTTCGGGTCGATCGCGTGCCAGCCGCCGCCGTGCTCCATCGGCCGCTCGACGCGGTACGTGCCCGCGTACTTGCGGATCTGGCTGGGCGTTACCACGTACCAGATGTCCTTGTCCTTCTTGGCCGCCGACTCGGCGATCACGTAGGACTCGCCGCCCACGTAGAGCTGGACGTCAATCGTGCGCAGGTACTCGGCCTTGCGCGCCGGGCCGCCGAAGATCGAGCCCGCGAGATCCTGGATCTCCTGCTCCGGGGCCGGTGCTCCCGGGTCGCCCTGATCGTCCAGCTCGGCGACGTACAGGCGGCACTGCGACAGCGCCCCGGCGTGCCGGTTGGCCGCGAAGCGCAGCTCGCCGTTGATGTCGTAGTGGCGCCACGCCTCCCGCTGCCATTCCTCGTCGCCGACGCGGGCCCGCATCACTGAGCCCTCGTCGAGGGCCATCCGGGCGGCGGCGGCCACGAGCGCCCGCATGTCGGAGGTCGGCTCCGGCTGCTGGACGTGCTCGACGACCTGGACGTTGGTCGGCGCGGCGGGGCGAATGCGCATCAGCTCTCCCTCTGCGCGAGCAGACCGGTCACGTGCGAGAAGGCGAGCAGCAGCGCCGGGATCAGGAACCACGGCGCCGTTGGCCAGAAGTAGGCGATCACAGCCGCCGGGGCGGCCACGTAGATTGACACGCACCAGGGGCAGGTGAGCAGGTAGACGGGCAGCGGCGGAAGCGCGCGGCCCCGCTCCTGCACCGGCACCAGCGGCGCGCACCGGCTCCACAGCCGGTCGAGCAGCCGATCGCGCGGGCCCTCGGTGAGCTTGTCGGCGGTCACCAGGCGGGTAACGCGGGCCACGGCCAGCGCGTAAACCAGCCAGACGAACGCCGAGATCATGCCGGAATCGTAGCGGCCCGAGCCTCCTTTCCGTTACGCCCAGTCGCCCGACACGACGAAGCCCCCCGCGCCAGCCGTTCGCGGAGGGCTTCGCACGGGGGACTTGCGGGAGGTGCACTTCCGGGGAGCGCTACCTGGTCGGTAGGTGCTGGCAGCCTACATCGGGCGGGCACGGCTCGCTGCCGATGCCGGGCCCGCACTGCATGAGCAGCCCGAGCACGGCGAGGATCAGCAGGCACAGGACCAGGGCCGTCCTCATACGGTCGGCCAGCCGGTCCAGCGGCCGTTGGTCTCCTCGCTGAACGGGTTGGCCTCGGTCTGCATCTTCCACTTCAGCCACTCGTCGTACAGCGGGTGGTTGTGCCCCGACGTCGGCGAGCAGCAGCAGGTCATGCAGCGGCAGACGAGACCGATCTCCTGCTCGATGGCGGGCCAGTCGCGGCCGGTCATGCCTTGCTCGGCTCGTCGCTGGAGGGCTTCATGTCGAACATCTTCAAGAACTCCTCCTCCAAGAAGACCTGGACCTTGCTGCCGTCGAAGGCAACGACGTCGCTCGGCCCGACCGGAACGCCGTAGACCTCCAGCACCGGGACGAACTCGCCGTCGTAGCGCATGGTCGCCTTGAAGGCGACCCGGTCCGTCTTCGTGAGCAGCCAGCGCGCGATGGCCAGGCCGCTCTCCAGGCCGCCGCCCCACTGGACCGCCTCGATCTCCAGGGGCTTGGGAACCCAGACGTTCGGGCGCGCCGCCCCCGCTCTCTCCTGTTTGTCCATGCCCTACATGCTACCCGGGGGGCTACATGGCTCGCCATCTGGGCCAACCCACTTGATCGTGACAGTGACCTTGGCGTCTGGGTCCTGTTCTTTGATCTTCCGCACCTCCTCCTGAACAGCAGCCTCGATGGCCTCGTCTGCGATCTTCTGAATATCCCGTCTGACCCCGGCCATGAGCCGATCAATGTCCATAGTGGACAGTCTAGGGCTACATCCCCGGCATGCGCGAGGCCAGCGGGCCCATGGAGCCGACACCGGTGAGCTGGCGGCCGACCGGCGACACGGCGGGTACCTCGTGGCCCTCGCGGTCGTACAGGGCCAGCTCGCCGTAAACGAGGGCGTCGACCCGGTCCGGGCTCTCCTTCGTCTCGCCGGGCACCCATGTGATCATCTGCGTCTCCAGGTCGCCGAGGCCCTGGTCCTTCACGTGGTGCACGCGGCCGATCTGCTCGTACCGGGTGGCGACCGGCTCTGCCCGTAGCGCCTTGCCGACCTTGGCGGTCACGGTCTTGATCGGCGGTGCGCCGCCGGGCGGGAACAGGCCCTCGCGCTGCATCTCCTTGTACGCCTGGATCATGACGTCCATCAGCCACTTCTTGGCGATGTTCGTCTCGATCACCACGTGGTTGGCCGAGTACTTGAGGTACATCTCCCAGGCCCGCCGGGCGGCGGCATGCCCCGCGATCCGCTTCGACCAGTCGCCCAGCACGTAGTCCTGGCCGTCCGTGCCGCGCGCCGTGCAGACGAGGCCGGTCTCATCGGAGGTGTCGGATTCGGTGCCCGCCGGGTCCATGCCGATCACGCGGTACACCAGGTTGGGGATGTCGGAGGCGTTGACGCGGTCCCGCTCGATCCATTCGAGCGACCACATGGCGCCCTCGACCTCGCGAATCAGCTCGCCGCCCAGCTCCTGGCGTCCCAGCCGGGTGCCGTGGTAGCGCTTGTGCAGCTCGGCGAGCGTCTGGGCGGGCATGTTGGCCGCGTTCGCATACGTCGAGCCGGACGTGATGACGACCGAGCCGTCATGCTCGTCCTGCCACTTGATGAGCTGCACCACGAGCTTCGGGGTGGTGGCGACGACGACGCGCGGGAATTCGCCGTCCGGCAGCTCGGCGCGCAGCGACGGCATGATGCCCTCGATCCAGGAGCCGTCCGGCTTGCGCCACTTCGCGTACTCGTCGAGCCAGGCGCCCGCCGCGTTGTAGCCCCGGCCGACGTCCTCGTCATCGGCGCCCTCGATGTAGAAGATCTGGCCCTCGGCGCCCTTGGCGTCGTAGAGCTGGATAAACGGCTTGTTGCCGCCGTAGATCTTCCACCGGCCGGTGCGGTCGTGCTGGTTGCGCCGCTCTTCGCCAAGGCGCCGGGTGAGCACGCGGGCGATCCCGGCCGGGCCCTTCACGCACAGCCGCAGGCCGTCGGTCAGCGTCTCGCCGATGATCAGCCACTCGGTGCGGAAGCCCTTGGTGTCCACGGGGAAGTTGAGCGCGCGTTCGGCCAGCCACTCGGCGGCCGTCTTCGTCTTGCCGAAGCCACGCCCGGCCAGCAGGAGCCAGATGAACCAGTCGCCGGGCGGGGCCTTCTGCTCGGGCCGGGCCGTCCACCACCACTCGTCGCGCATGATGTCGGCGATGACCCAGTCCGGCTGTCCGGCGAGCCAGCGCGCTTGGACCTCGGGCCGCCACGAGGAGATCTCGGCCTTGGCTGATCTTCCCACCGTTCGAGCTTACGGAAGGTCAGGCCCAGTACCGCCGGACGCCCTCGCCGCCGGGGAACGTGTAGCGCTCGATGTGCCAGCGCGGGCCGGGCTCGACGCCCGCGACCGCCAGGGTCAGCGCACCGGCCGCGCCGAGGAGGAGCGCCCGCCGGGTCGGGCCGCCGTGAGCGTCCAGGTGACGAGGAACGCGGCGAGCAGGCCGACCGTGGACAGGCCGGGCTCCAGCAGGACGCGGGCCAGGGCGACGAAGAACAGCACGAGCACGACGCCGATGACGGCCGCAATGGCGTAGAGGGCGGCGGTGTTCATCCGACCCACCCTCGCAGGGCGACGACCGCCAGAAAGGTGCCCGCACCGGCAGCCACCGCCACGACGAACGCGGCGAAGCCGAACGCGAGGGCAAGGGCTACGGACTTCATGGCTGGAGACGGTAGCACAGCGTCTTACGAGAATGGTAGCGTAAGACGCATGGAGCAGGGGAAACGTAAGGGTCGCCCACCGTCCGGAGACCCGCGTGTAGTCATCAATGTGCGGATCAAGATGGCCTCGAAGACGGCGATCGAGGAGCGCGCGAAGCAAGAGGGGTGTACCGCCTCTGACCTGCACAGACGTCTTCTGGCGTTCGCTCTGGAGAAGATGCCGCCCGGCTGGGGTCAGGTGCAGATGAGGTAGGAAACGGCCCCCGCCGGATAGCGGGGGCCGTTCTCGTACTACGAAAAACCGGTTCTTGTACTACGAAAAACCCTGTGACGCAATTAACGTCTTACGTCACTGTTTCCGGCTGAGCGTGGACAGGAAGATGATCATCCCGCCGATGAGGCCGACGAACGCCGCCCCCGTCGCATGTTCGCCGTCCTCGATCACGACGTCGGCGACGACGAGAGCGGCTGCCACGAACGAGGTGACCGCCAGGAACCGCAGGAACATGGGTCAGCCCCTCACTACGCGGTAGACGCCCCAGAACCCGACTGCCCCGATGATCATGTACAGCATGATGGCCGTGCCGTCGTCGGTCGGCTGGCCGAGCAGGGCAAAGATGAGGTAGAGGGCGAACGCCACCATGGCCGCCGCACAGCAGGCCATGACGAAGACGATGAGGTTGACCAGGCCGTTCACTGGCCACCTCGCCGGATGAGCCACGCCAGGATGGCGGTGAAGCCGAGCAGGAACGCGACCACGAAGATCCAGGTCACCGGTGCCTCCTCAGTCGCAGGTAGAGCCATGCCCCGGCCACGCAGAACGCGGCCAGGCACAGGCAGTTGGCGGCCATGACCATTACTGGTCCCGGCCGGTGAGCACGCGCCACGAGAGCACGACGTAGACGATGATGAAGACCACCACGGCGGCGGCCATCGGGTCGGCCACGCCGGTCACCCAGGCGCCGAACCAGGCGAGGGCGCCGACGAACGCGGCCAGGATGCCGTTGAGGATCGACATGATCCACATCAGCGGGGCCTCCTTCCGGCGAATGCGCACACGATCAGGAACGACGCTGTGCCGAACACGACGGCGCAGGTCAGCGGCGGGATCGCGGACGTGCTGGCGCCCACGATCCAGCCACCGACGAACGAGATGAACCCGGCGACGGCCGCGCCGAGGAGCTGGCCCCTGGTCACTTCAGCCGCCCCAGGACCACGGCGACGACGACGGCCGCGACGAACGTAACGACGGCCGCGACTGCCTCGGTGCCGGGGGCGACGACGTGCGCGAACGCACCGGCCGCCGCCGTGGCCAGCACGATGAGCACGATGACGCCGGAACGCCAGCTCTGCTCCTGCCGCGACGGGCTCACTTGTGCCCCCGCGTCACGGCGAGGGTGAGCACGATGCCCAGGACGAAGGCGCCGACGGAGGCCGCCAGCGACCAGGTGAAGGGCAGGTTGAGCGTGAAGGCGGCGGTGAGGACACCGATACAGGTGCCGACCGTTGCCGCCAGCTTGAGCCGCTTTCCCATGGATCTCTCTCCTGTGAGATCAGGCCGCGAGCACGGAGCCCACGGCGAGGCCGAAGAGCAGCGCGCAGACGCCCCAGAGCAGCAGGACGGTTCCTATGCGCCGCCAGTGGACGAGGTAGCACAGTGCTGCCCCGCCGATGAGCGCCGCGCCCAGCAGGTCCAGGCCGAGGCCCAGCTCTGTGAGCGCGGTGCTCCCGGTGCCCGGGTTCACTTGAACCCGAAGCCGAACGCGCAGGCAGTGATGACGATCACGATGCCGATGATGACGAGCAGCGCGGTGCTGCTCGCCCAGTCGATGGGTGGCTTGTTGCTCACCTGGAGCATCCTGCCGTAGGACTCGGGCGCCCGTACTGCCGGTCGTGCTGCTCGGTGAGCATCGGGCCATAGACCACGATGAGCGCGATGAACAGCCCGGCGAGCAGCCACGGCATGACCTTGCGCACGACGCCTCCCTACCTGATCACGTTGAAGTGCACGCCGACGGCGAGCCAGAGCACGGCGTAGACCGTGATGACCGTGAGCTTGTAGCGCTTGAGCTTCCAGGCCACGAGCCCCATGCCGAGCAGGCCGAAGACCAGCCAGCCGTAAAAGAAGACGTCCATCTACAGCACCCCCACGATCGTCAGGGTGCTGATGAGCAGCACGACCACGAACGCGATGGCGAAGCCGTAGAAGGCGTAGCGCCTGCTCCACAGCGACATGAACGCGCCCCCGGCGAGCCCAGCGACCAGCGAGATCATGACCGCGATGATGAAGTCGTTGATCAGGTTGGCGCCGGTGAACAGCGGGTGTTGTGGTTCCACCAGTCTCTCTCCCTTGATCGGTGTCGACATACAGTCTATCGTATGGAGGCAATACAGTACAGCCGGACCGGCCCCACTTCCCCGGGGCCGGTCCCACCACCAACCAGGAGAGGGACATGGACAACACCACCGCACACGAGGTCGAGAACATCGCCTACGGCGTACTCACCGCCGAGGTCGGCCGCCAGGTGCGCGCCGAGGCCGCGAGCCTGCGCAGCAACTGGCCCGCCTTCCTGTTCCTGACGGTCGCCATGCTCTGCGTCACCGCGATCGTGATCACCGTGTTGGTGACCTCGTGACCAACGACGAACTGCTGATGCGTGTCCAGCACGCCGTGGCGAAGCTGGTGACCGCGCCGCTGCCGACCGAGTACGCGCCCGCCCAGCGGGTCCTGGCGGACGCGTGGACCGGGCTGCACACCTCGCTGACCACCGGCGGGGAGCTGCCCTCTGCGTGGCGCTCAGCCCGTAAGCCGATGACGCAGGACACGATGGCGGCGGCACGGGAGCTGGGCCGGGAGCTGGGCTCGTTGCTCAACGCCGTGGAGGAGCTGGCGACGATGGCGCAGAAGCGCAAGCACGTCCGGGGTGTGGCGGATGCCTAGCCGCAGGTCGATGTGCTTGAAGGCGGACGGGACGCCGAAGGCGGGTTTCGCCTCGCGGGAGCGTGCGGAGGCGGTCCGGGAGCGGATCATCGCCGATGGCGCTCCCCGGGCCGGGATCAACACGTACCCGTGTGACCGATGCGGCAAGTGGCATGTCGGCAACATCATGCGCGTGGAGTCGGGGCGTCGCAGGATCCGGCGCCGGGGTGCTGGCGGGATGAGGACGGCGTGAGAGCGCTACCACGGCGGCCTGTGCTGGTGCGGCGCAAGCTGGCCGCGCCGCATCCGCTGGCCTGGGCGCACTTCTGCACGCTGGAGTACTGCGATGCGCCGGGCCGGTGGGGTTCCGGGTTCTGGTCGATGGAGCTGGCGGTGGCGTCGGGGCTGGAGCATCTGCGGGTGTGGCATCGGCCGGAGCCGTGCGACGGCACGTGCCTGGCACCGAGGGCCGCGTGGCGGGAGTGGCGTGATGCTCATGTCTGGACGGCGCAGTACGGCTGGGTGCATCCGGGCAGGTGGGTGGCGTCGTACCGGGCGAGTACGGAGCGACGCTGGCGGGAGGACCGGAACGACTACTTGTTGCGGGCGTGGTAGTTGACGCTGCAACTAAGAGCAGCATTTCCTACCAAACGTGAGTGATTGGATACATAGAGGTGGATTCAGAGATTGATGTCGCGTTGCTGATCGAGCTGGCAGCCTGGTGGACGGACAGCCCCGAGGAGGTGGATCCGGATGGCGGTGTGGCAGGCGTGGATCAGTAGGGAGATGGAGCGGGCATCGGACAGCCCCGAATTCCGGGGGGCGTTCGAGACGGTGCACGCCTGGCGGGTCCGGACCCTCACGACGTTCGGCAGCGACGCCGACCAGCCGATGCCGCCGGAGGTCGCGGTGGCGCGGGCGTCGCTGGAGCGGATGAGGCTTGGCGCGCTGGAGGCGGCGGGCCGGGAGTTTCAGCGGGCCGTAGACATCTGGCGGGAGGGCGGCCGGGTGCTGTTCGAGGGCACGTCCCGGGCGCACCTGGATTGGACGCCGTGCGGCTCCGGGGCGGATTGCGGCCACGATGCTGATTGACCAGGTGATCCGCGCGCTGGACGAGCGGCGGCGGCAGGCACGGCTGTCGCAGCGGCAGGTCGGCGCGCGGTGCGGGACGGCGCAGGCGACGGTCTCGCAGCTCTTCAACCAGCGCTGGGAGAACGTCCAGCTCAAGACGTTGACACGGCTGGCCACCGCGCTGGGCGTCGAGCTGAGCTTCAACGCCAGGTGGAAGTGTCCGGTGACCTACTTCGCCGGGGTGCAGATCTTCACCTGCTTCTGCGGCTGGACCCGGACGGCCACGTTCGGGATGTTCCACCACGACGACGTGCAGGAGGACGGGCGCTGGCTGATCAGCCTGGACTCGTCGTCGCCGGGCGTCGAGCTGGTCGACGAGCACGTGACGACCTGCCGGGACGCCTACCCGAGGTACCGCACGAGACTCGTCTAGCTGGAGATGAGCAGAGCCCCCGACCCGGGCAGTGGGTCGGGGGCTCTTTCGTACGTCCCCAAGGAGTGGTGCTTGTCCGGCTGGGAGCCAGGAGATTCCGCAGGCTCTGATTCTACTGCTTCGGCCCGAAGGCGCGGTTGGCGGCGGTGAGCAGGCTCGCGGCCAGCTCCTCGACGGCGTCGCGCTCGTCGAAGCCGCAGAAGAAGCCCGCGAAGTCCTGCTCGTCGATGGCCTGCTCCAGCAGCTCGCCGTCGGAGCACACGGTGCCGATCTGCACGTGGCCGGGCACGGCGGACAGCCGGGTCTCGTACGCCGGGTGGAAGCCCTCCAGGACGGCCGTGTAGGCGTCGTCCTGCTCCTCACCCTCCAGGACGCCGTCCGGGCCGGTGGCGGCGAGCTGAGCGGCCTGCGTGGCGGTCTGCTCGTCCACGTCGCCGGTTACGCCGGTGGTGCGCTGGCGCTCCTCGCGCTCGTCGTGGTTCGCGGGCCGGAGCTGGGCCTCCTTGTACTCGTCGATCCGGTCGTCCTCCGGCAGCACGACGTTGGCGCGCTGCATGAGCGCGTGCAGATCCTCGGCGCGCACCTCGTCCTTGGGGCCGCTGGAGATGGCGAGCTGGCGGTTGGCGCGCATGAGCACGTCCTCCAGCGCGGTGAAGGCGATGCTCTTGTCCTTACCGGCGGGCAGCACCTGATGCAGGGTGGTGCCCAGTTCGGCGACGAGACGCCGGACGGTCTCGTGCGCGAGCTGCTTGATCTCGGTGTTGGCGGGGTGGAAGCCGATGCCGTCCAGCCAGGAGGCCAGGTCGACATCGAAGTTGGGACGGGTCACGCGGGTACCTCCAAGTGGATGGGCTCGTCCGGGTCATCGCCGGACCGGCTGAGCGTGGAGCCGACCGGTACGACTACCCATTCGTCACTCTCGGGGTAGTCGCGCTCGATTAGCACGCGGGCCACCTCGTCATGCCCGAGGGCCGCGCGGGTGGTGTTGTACTGCCAGCGGGTGTTGAACGCGGAGTTGCGCGCCCAGGCTTCGATCTCCTGGGCGCGCCGCTCGGTGCCGTCCCACACCAGCGACCGCTTCGGTCGTCCAGGTCGGGTCATCTCGATCTCCTGAGGGTTGGCTGTATGCCCTCAGCCTACGACGTCACGCCTTGGCCGTGCAGGTGGCGCCGCCATGCTTGTTGAGCTGGCCCGGGTGCCAGGTGCCCTTCGACTGGATCCGGCAGGACGTCGGGACCTTCTGTGCCGGTTCGGCATGTACGACCACGATCGCGGCGGTCCCATCGGGAGCCTCGATCGGGACGGTCTTCTGGAACCAGCCGGTGGCCTTGTCGCCGTTCAGGATCTCGCTGTGCAGGCCGCCACCGCTGGACCAGGCGACCGTCATCACGGGGAGCTTGCCGACCTGATCCAGGCCGAGCAGGCTGCCGCCCCAGCGCACTTCGATGACGACGGGTTCGGACAGCTTCTCGGTGACCGCGAGGCCGACGCCTGCGGCGACGCCGAGGGCGAGCAGGACGCCAACCGGCTTCCGTAAGATCGTTCCCACTTTCTGTTCCCTCTTCCATTACTCTGTGTAGTTTTGTCGGCCGCGAGAAAGGGCGCCCCGCCAGCGTGGAGCGCCCTTGTTCGCTACGAGCCGAACTTGTAGACGATGATGGCGGCCGTGGCCGCCGCCACCGCGACGAACGTCATCTTGATCCCGGCGGGGAGCTTGCTCCAGCCCCTCTGCACGCCGATCGCGAGCAGGGTGCAGATCGTGACGCTCCAGAACCAGGGCTCGTTGTAAACCTTGACCGCGTAGCCCTCGCCCGCGTTGGCCGCCTGGCCAGCCACACCCTTGCTGGTTTCCCAGATGGTGCCGAAGTTGCCGCCGCTGAACTGGCCGCCGGACCGGAAGTACAGGAACCCGATCACGGCCGCGCCGATTGCTGCGAGAACCAGTGCTGCCTTCATGCGCCTCCCTCTCCTGTATTGCGTGGACTTACATGATACCTCACGGGCTACGTTGATCGCATCCCACCGCATCCCGTATCCCCGGACGGATGCGTAGTCCGGAAACCCGTCCGGAACGGCGACGCGCAGGGGGCACGTGAAGCAGTGCACACCCCGCGCGTCGCGGTAGAGCTGGTGACGGACGTGCGTCAATGCAGGATCACCTGGAGGTGACAGCCGAGCGGGCCGCCGTGCTCGGTCACGCTCGGCGCGTTGTCCGGCGCGATCGTGCAGTCGGTGTTGTGCTGCTTCAGCTCCGGCGCCACGGTGATCGCGGCCTTGTCACCGGGGCGGCCGTGCGCGGTCACCTGGTACAGGGTGGTGCGCACGTGCTTCGTGTCGCTCTTGCTGCCCACCTGCCAGCTCACGGTTGCCTCGCCCTGATCCCAGACGGCGCTGAGGATCACAGTGCGCTCATCGCGCGGCCCGATGTCCGTCGCCATCATCACCCCCGCCAGCAGCAGCACGCCGACGACGGCGCCGCCGAGCTTCGTCGTCGTGCTCACGCCTCGAACCGGTTCCGGCGGCGGCGACTGGCCAGCACGAGGCCGCCCCCGGCGCCGAGCAGGGTCACGCCAGCGCCCGCGTAAAGCCACGGGCTGGTGCCGGGGCCGGTCACCGGGAGACTGCCCGGGTGCGAGGGCGTCGGCGAGCCGGGGCCGCGCGTCGGGCTCGCCGGTGCGGTCGGGCTCGACGGGCTAGCCGGTGCGCTGGCGCTGTGCGACGGCCGGGGGCGGCAGGTCAGGTCGTACGTCTTGCCGCCGAAGCGCACCGAGCTGACCACCGTGGCGACGGTGCCGGGCGAGTTGGCGGTGTAGCCGACGCCGAAGGAGACCACGTGGTGGCTCTCGTGCGGGGTGACCATGTCCACGAGGGCGGCCGGGCTGGTGTTCGTGTAGAGCTGGCCGCCGGTCACCATGACCCACTTCGAGGACGGCACGTCCCAGCGCAGCGTGGCGTAGCCGCCGTCCGACCCGTAGACCTCGACGGAGAAGAACGAGGGCTGGTCGGGGCTGGGGTGGGCGACGAAGGAGCCGTAGGCCAAATGCTCGACGTCGCCGGTCACCGCGTGGTGGATGAGCTGGTTGCCCTCGAACTTGAGGCCATACGTGGTCGGGGTGGGCTTGCGGCTGATCTCGTCGTCGTTGACGTGCCAGCCGTCCAGGTTGGTGCAGGTTTGCCAGCTCGGCGCGGCCGGGGTGGCATGCGCGGGGCTGGCGAACAGCGCCGCGCCGAGCCCGGCCGCGAGGGCGGCCAGGCCGTAGGCGATCTTCTTCATGCGGTCCTCTCTCCTTCGTACTGCTTCAGGTAGTCGCCCAGTCTGGCGTTCCAGCGGGCGTCGTCCAGGGCGTTGTGCTCGGTGCCGACCTTGGCGGGCAGCGCGGGGGCGCCGAGCCGGTCGACCTCCTGCTTCAGGTCCCGCGTGTACATCGGGAAGCCCTTCGGCAGGTTGACCATGCGGCCGAAGAGCTGGGCCAGGCAGACGTGGTCGTACGCGCCGTACCAGGCCCACAGCTCCGGGTCAGGCGTGTCGAGCACCAGGTCCCGCACGGCGTTGCGGATCATCCGGCGCGGCACCACCAGGTTGCTGTTCATGTCCAGGTGGAAGTAGCTCAGACCGCTGTTGCCCTCGCGAATCCCGTACCTCGGCCGCCCGTCCACGTCCGTGGCCAGCGGCAGGTTCGGCACGACGTTCTCCATCAGCCAGCGATGCTTGAGGATCTTCCGGTACAGCCCGTCGTTCCCGGGGCCGCCGTCGTAGATCTCCTCGTTGACGCAGTACAGCTCGACGCCGTCCTCCCGGACCATGCCGAGGGAGATCGGCCAGATTGATTCGCCGTCCTCCAGGAACTCCCAGTCGTAGTAGAGACGCATCTCTCTCCTCACGCGGCCACGCCGGGCGGCGGGGCCATGGTGTCGTTGCGCTGCTCGCCGGTCGTGAGCGCGTCCAGCCCGGTGCCGACGTTGGCCAGGTGGCCTTCCACGGTCAGGTGCTTCTGGCGCTCGTCCTCCAGGCGCCGCAACACCTCGGCCTCCGCCGCACTGCGGTCGGCGCCAGGGGCCAGCACCACCGTGTTGGTGTTGTGGATGTGCTGCTCCGGCCGCTTCCGCGCGCCGGTCGCCTCGGCCATGCGGTCCAGGGCCTTGAGCACGATGTCCGCCGAGCGGGTGTCAGGCACGATCAGGCCCCCGTCCTCGTCGCGGCCTCCGACGGCGCGCGGCATGTGCGCCGCGATGATCTTCTCCAGGCCCTGGAGGTAGCGCTCCAGGGCCTCCTCCTGCCCTTCGCGCAGCTCGGCGCGCCGAGCCAGGCCGCGCGTGATGGCGCGGTAGACGGCCTCGGTGGAGGCGGTGACCCCGAAGTGCTCCAGGCACGCCTGGGCGATGTCCGCCACCCGCCAGCCGCCCGCGTACCGGTCCAGGATGAAGTCCTCCCGGATCTCGGTCGTGTTCTTGCGCAGGCGGGCCCGGCGGGCGCGGGCGTTCTCCTCGCTTTCGCCGGGCCGCCTGTCACCGCGCCTCGTCATCGCTCACCTCCAGGTGCTTCTGCACCACCCGGGCCGGGAAGCGCCACTCGGTCCCACCGGGGGTACGGATCGCACCGTACCGTCCGCTGCTCGCCCAGGCCCGCACGGTGGCGCGGGTGACCCGGAACATCCGAGCCACCTCGCGCACCGTGAGCAGGCGTTCAGCCTCCATCGAGCGGGGCCGCCTTGCCGTTGATCACGAGCCGCCGCAGCCGCTCGTCGATCAGGTTGGCCATGCCGTGGAAGCCAGTCGCCACCAGATCCGTTACCCGGCGCACCTCGAACTCGTCGGCGTCGGGCAGCCAGTCCTTCACGGCCGTCTTCAGCGCGTCGCGCCGCTCCGGGTCGCCCATCCTGGTCAGCGTCTTTGCCGCCATCCGCGAAATGAGATGACGGACCTGCTCGTCGGTCAGCGCCGCACCCATGGCCACTCCTCGTTGGCGAAGTACCGGAACCCGAGCAGGCCGCACGCCATGGCGACGGTGAAGCCCAGGCAGAAGGTCAGGAACCAGCGCACGTCCCACGTCCAGATGAGTCCGGCGAGGGACGCGATGACGGCGAGCACGCCGAGCACCGTCAGCATGCGCAGGCCCAGAATCACGTACTCCAGGGAGTCGTCGTTCAGTCGCGAGACGAGGCCCCGGCGCTGGGCCGGGACCTCGTTGATCTGGCGGTGCAGGGTCATCAGAACACCCCGAGCTGGGCCGCGATGAGCAGGGCCAGCAGGATGACGAAGACGCCCAGGCCGATCTCGAACCAGCCGAAGCCTGGCCCGCTGTGCTTACCGATCGTTACCACCACCCGAGGGCTGGGCCGACGATGAACACCAGCACGGCGGCGAGCGCGACGCCGATGCCAGCCGCGATGAGCCCGTTCCAGTCCTTACCCTTGGCCATGCGTATCTCCCTCTCCTGCGTCTCCGGCCGGTCGGCCGGTACGTGGGCCGCCTCGGACTCGAACCGAGGACCCTCCGCTTAAGAGGCGGATGCTCTGCGCTGCTGAGCTAGCGGCCCTTGCGAGGCCCCGGCAGGATTCGCACCTGCGATCTCTCCTCTGTCCCCTATCGCGACGTCGGGGCGTCCTTCCACCGTGGCCACGGCTTCCGGGCGATGGAGCGCTCTGCTGCTGAGCTACGGGGCCAGGATGCGGAACGGGGCTTGTGTCCCGATGATCGACGGTTAGCGTCGCCCGTCCCGCACTGCCCTGGTTGAGGAGCCAGGGCGCTCTTGCACGATGTCGTCAGTGCCAGACGCTGGAGCATCCATGTTTTCGCGCCGGTTCCCAGCGGTCCCTCCCGAGCCGTACGCATCTCAGGTGTAGCTGAACTTGGGTCGGTCTCAGTCGTCCGGGCTCCAGTCCCCATCGACTCCGTGCCCTGGGCGGACTCGAACCGCCGTCCTTCCCCCTTGCGAGGGACGCTCGTACCTACTGAGCTACAGGGCGGGCCAGCCGCTCGCATCGCTCGTACTTCCGTGCCGGTCGCGCGCCCTGCACACGGGTTCCGAGTCCTGCTCACGTCTCGCCTGCTACCAGGGTGTTCATATTCACGGCCTGAAATCCCGTAGGACGATCACCCAAGCCCCCGTGGAAGGCCCGGGAATCGAACCCGGCGCAGCTCAGCCGCAGCTTCGCGTCCTTGCCGCTCCCCGGTGCTGGCGTCAGCTCTGCGCTGGCGGCCTTCCCAGATCGACGCGGTCCTTCCTCCCCCGCCCTGTGAAGCTGCCGTGTAGCGGGCCACGGGCTACCGGGGGGCTCCCCGGCCGCACGCCTTTCGGCGCCTGGTGCTTCTGCCCGGGAGCGTCCTCCCGTATGTCACCACCATACAGCCTACTGTCCGGTACCACAAATCATGTCCGATTTGATCTCCGGCTGGCGCGGGCCGCGCGCTGCTCGTGCGACGCGATCTCGGCCCTGGCCTTGGCGAGCCGCTTCGCCCCGGCGTCGTAGCGCCTGCGCTCCTCGGCATGCACCACGCAGACCAGGATCTCGTCGTTCGGGCCCTTGCGCCGGAACCGGGCCGGGGCGGGGTACGACGCCGCCGCCGTACCCCGCTCATGGATGAGCGCGACGCAGTCGGCGCACGGCTGATGCCTGCCCTTGTACGGCGTCCACTTGGCCTCGGCGGCACCCCAGGCGTCTTCGGGCATGGGCACCTGGCCGGGCTGAGCTGCCTCCTCGCGGGCGAACATGGCGTCCAGTAGCTCGTCGGTCATGAGACCCGCTCCAGGGCTTCCTGGTAGGCGCTCAGGGCGCGCTGCTCATCGCGGCGGTGCACGCTGCGCATCGCGTTCGGCGCCCGGTACCAGGAGACAAGGTAGCCGACCGTGGGGCCGCCGGGCTTCTGGTGCACCGAGAAGAGGCCCACCGAGCCGTGCTCGGCGATCTCACCCCGAAGCTGCACGAGAAGTTCTTCGGGGTGCTCGATGCTCTCAGCAGCGAACCGCTGAAGGCCGAGGAAGGCGTCCGCCGTGCGCCGCTGCCGCGCATACGCGACACCATCGGCGACGACGATCTCCGGCTCGTCCGGCATGGGGAGCACACGCGCTCCATGCTCGTCGGGTGTGGTCATCGATCTCCTCCTGAGTCAGGGACAACGGGACAGCGCCCGGCACTGGGTACCGGGCGCTGAATTCTGGTGCGAACGTCACGGCGTGCTCTCCTGCGCGGCCAGCTCCTGCTGAACATCGTTCCACGCGGCGCGGACCGCGTCAGCCAGCTTGACCAGGTGGCCGCTGCGCTCCCAGGGGTTGTTCAGGCGTAGGTCGATGCCGAGGTTCCGCAGGGTCTCGCGCGCCTTGTGGTCTGCCTGGATGCGCTCGTACTCGGCCATGGTGTAGACCATGCCGTGCTGCGAGTAGCCGGTGCCGTTGCCTCGATTGTCGCGGCGGTAGCGCTCCTCGGCGGCGTGCGGTCGGTCGCCCTTCACGGTCAGCCAAACCGGGCCAGCCTTGACCACAGTGGCGTGGTGCCAGGTCTCGCCCCGGCTGTTCCTGCGGATCATCACGCTGTCGTCCTTCTGGACGCTGGCCAGATCGTTCTCGCGCATGTCTCTCTCCTGTGTGTTCACGGTGTACGGTGGCGGCAAGGAGCAGTTCGAACTCCGCAGGGCCCGGCCCGCCAGCGTTTCGCACCCGCTGGCGAAGCCGGGCCCTCACCCGTCAGGCCAGGGCCATCAGGGAGCGCAGCATGGCGTCCTTCGGTTCGGCGATGGCCGGGTTGCCCTCGACCGAGCGGCGGAAGCGCGCGGCGTCGGCGTCGGCGTCCGTCTTCTTGACCTTGGTGAACCAGTCGGCGTACTCGCCCACGGCGTTGAGGGCGGCCCACGCGGTGCCCCGGACGTTCGCCTGCGTGTCGGCGACCGTGAACAGCTCCATGAGCTTGTCCTTCTTGGGCTCCCAGCGGGCGAGCTGCGTCTTGCTCGGCTCCTCGCCGGGGCCGAAGTTGGCCTCGATGATCTGGAGGAAGCGGGCGTTGGTGACCTTGATGTCGAGCAGCGTGTTGGCCATCAGGTCGTAGTTCTCGATGAACGGGTCCACGAGCTTGAGCGCGGTGCGCGCCTGGGCGGCCTGAAGGTCGGCGTTGCGGGTCTTCTTGATCGTGAAGCGGGACTTGGCCTTGGCGACTCCGGCCCGCACGGTGTTCGCGCAGACCGCGCGGATCGGCGTGATCGTGGCGGCGGTGGGCTCGCTCTGGTCGAACGACGTGGTGACGACCAGCCAGAGCTGGGTGGTCTCGTCGGCGATGCCCCCGACCTTGATGTCCTTCGGCAGCTTGAAGGCCATGAAGACCCGGCGCCCGCCGTCGAGCACGCCGCAGGTGGACACGGTCGGCTCGCCGTAGGTCAGGATGCCGTCGCCGAAGCCCACCAGGACGTCGTACGGCGTCCAGAGCGGGTAGCCGGGGGACGCCTGGCCCAGGATCTCCAGCTCCCCGCTGAGCGGGTGCTGGCGGCAGATGTTGACCCGGCGCGGGTCGGTCGCCTGCTTCTTGACGGTCAGGGGCGAGCCGGGCGTGATCGGCACCTCGATCTCCGTGGTGATCGGACCCCGGAAGATCTGGTAGTTGGCACCGGCGAGCCGGAGCAGGGTGGGCGCGTTCACCTGGTTCTCGACGACGACGCCAAGCTTGTGCCAGGCGGGGACGCGCACCGAGGCGAAGCCGCCCACGGTCTCGTCGATCTGGTGGTTCGGGCCCTCGGCGACGTCGAACTTGCTGCCCCAGTCGCTGACGGTGGGGTCGTAGTCGACGGTCGGTTCGGTCATGGCTGCCTTCTCTCCTGAGTGGCTTGCTGTACGACATGACCATACAACGCGAGGACGGCTGCGTCAACTTCAGGTGTTCGTGAGATCAGGCGGTGGCGTACGCCGGGGGAGCCGAGATCACCGGGTAGCCACCGGTCGCGACATCCCAGGCGGCGGCCCGCCAGCGCCGGTGCGCCTCGTCGTCGAGCCCGGCCATGCGGTGCGCCGCGTTCACCCGGTCCTGGAAGTCCGTGATGTACTCCGGCGCCTTGCGCCACGCCCGCACGTGCTTGTCGAGCTGGTCCAGGATGGCCTGCGCCTCGGGGTCCAGGGCGTGACTGGCGCGGTGCAGCACCGGCGGCTCCGGGCGCAGGTCGATCACCACGGTCGGGTCGGCGCGCACGGCGCGCACGGCCTCCACGCTCGTCATGTCGTCCAGTGCCCCGGCGGCCTGCATGACGGAGACGAGGGTCGGCGAGTCCTCGGTGACGCCGACGTGCACGGGGTCGATCACGAGGGTCGGCTTGCGGCCGGGCGCCGGGGCGTGGCGGCCTGCGGTGTGAACCAGGATGGGCACGCCGAGCAGGAGCCAGCTCCTGGTGCGCGGCCCGGCGAGGCTATAGGCGTAGGCGTAGATTGCCGCGCATCCGGCCGCCGCGAACAAACCCATGGTGATCTCGAATTGACTTTGCGTCATGTTCGGTGGACCTCCTCGGTCGGACCGTAGCAGGAAGCCCCCGCCGCGCGCCTGCGCGACGGGGGTCCGGTGGGTCAGTTGTTGGTGACCCACGAGGGGAGCACCTGCCGCTGGCGGCGGTAGTTGTAGATGCCGACGATGATGTCCGCGACGGCGTCCGTCATCGAGATCGAGCGCACCTTGGCGTTGGTCCGGGCCCGGCCGACGATGCTGTCCGCGTCGGTCTGCTCGCCCCGGCGCAGGCGCTCGACCAGGCTGTCCAGCGAGATCGCGTCGCCGTAGCGGAAGAACAGCTCGGCGAGTCCGGCGATCAGCCGACTGTCCACAGAGGACCGCTGGATGCCCCAGGCGGCCGTGGCGACGATGACCGCCCGGTCGGCCGACAGCGGGTCGCGCGAGTAGGCCCTCAGCAGCGTGGACACGGCCTTGAAGCTGTTCTTCTTGCCGTTCTCCGGCACGTACCCGGCGCGGCGGATGAGCTGGTCGCACTTGACGAACAGCGGATCCTTCATCGTGACGCGCACGTTGAAGATCTCCAGCGGGGAGGGCTTCTTGGCGTCGTTGAGCAGGGAGAACATCTTCGCCTCCTGCACGAGCGTCAGTCCTCTGTAGACGGTCACGTCGAACGTGCGCGTCTGGAGGCCCAGTGCCCGCAGGGCCTCCACGCGGTGACTGCCGTCGAGCACGATGCAGGTGTCGTTCTCCCGTTGGCTGACGGTCGGCACGCCGAAGGCCAGCCAGTCGAAGTCGCTGGCGATCTTGTCCACCCGGGCGGGCACCAGGGGCCGCTGGACCCTGGGGTCGACGGTGAGCTGGCTGGCCCGGCGCTTTTCGATGCGCTTGGTCACCTGCTGTTCTGCTGTGGTCATGAGGTCTGCCCTTTCCTCAGTGCGTTGATGGTCTGCTCCAGTCGGAGCCTTGCTCGTGCGAGCTGGTCGGCGAAGCTGCGACGCTCCTCCGTCGTCAGGTCCGGGGACGGGGGCCCGAGCGTCTGGAGGGCGTCAGCGAGACCGGCGGCGGCGGCGGACGCGTTGGTCAGGATCTTGCGCTGCTGCTCGGCCGGGAGTGCCGGGCTGTTGACCCGGTCCAGGGCCTTCTTGATCCGTCCGTACGCCGAGCTGGGCCGGATGCGTCCGGCCTCAATGTCGACCATCTCGGCGCGCGCCTGCGACCGGATCCCCTCCGGGTACTCGGGGCCGAGGAACTTCAGGACCGCACGGGTTTCCTGCATGCGCTCCTTGTCCACCTGGGCGTACGCGCAGATCACGTCGTCTAGGTAGACGTTCTTCTTGACCTTGACGCAGGTACTGATCTTGTTGATGACGGCGACCAGCTCGGACACCGTCATTTGGGTGCGGCCCGGCTGGTCCACGTCCAGCATCAGCCAGGCGTAGACCTCCTCCCAGGTTCGGACCGTATAGGCGAACAGCGGGCGGCCGGTCTGCACCATGGCCGCCCAGCGACGCTCGCCGAGCAGGAGCACGAAGCCGATGCCCGGCTTGTAGCCCACGAGCGGGAGCAGGGGCTCGCCCTGGACGCCCCGCGTGGTGTACGGCCAGTCGTAGACCTTGGTCAGCTCCCTGAGGTCGCCGACCAGAGATCGATGTGCGTCGAGAAGGACGTCGGATCCGTCCAGTCGGCGCCGTGTCGGCTGAAGGACAGCCTTCGGGTTGGCCGCGAGTCGGCCCAGCGATAGCCATTCGTGTCTGTCAGGAACCACCATGCGTAACCGTTCACTGTGTGGATGAGGGCCGGGATGACCAGCGGATCTTCGACGAAGTGCGGGATCCGCCAGCCCAGGCCCTCGGAGAGGTCCCAGGTGTTGGCGTTCTCGGTGTCGTCGTGGCAGCCGGGGCGGCAGAGGGCGAGGAGGTTCCGTACGTCGTTCGCCACCTCGGCGGCTGCTCCGTGGACGCCACCGGCGCCACGGGCCTGGCGGTGGTGTGGATCGAGGTGCTTGCCGAACTTGCCGCAGCCCTCGCACATGCCCCACGACCTCGCCAGTACGAGCCGCTTCGAGGTCTCCCAGTCCATCGCTGAACGGTCATCCTCCTCTCGTTTCTCTCCTGAGACTTGCTCTTGTACGGTGCTGCACGTCATGATTGTATCTCACCCCCGAACATGTCAACCATGGGCATACAACTACACAGGAGGGAGCAGGCATGAACGCAGGTGTGACTCCGGTCCCGATCGAGGAAATCCCTCGTGAGCGCCTTGCCGAATACCACCACCACATCCAGCGGCGACTGGGCATCGACACGGTCCGTGATCCTGACCCGCTGCTCTCGCTTCCCCAGATCGCCGAGCTTGCCGGGCTGTCACCGAACACCCCGAGCGTCTGGCGTCAGCGGACCCGGCGCGGTGAGGCGCGGGTCCCGTTCCCGGAGCCGGGCACGCCGACCGGCAAGCGCAACGCCGACAAGCCGATGTGGGCCGCTGTGACCGAGGTCATCCCGTACCTGGAGGCCACGCACAACTGGCCGCCGGACAGCGGCGCCCGGCCCGGTACGCGGGCCCCTCGTCGGCACGCGGCGTAGAAATCCGCCCCCGTACGATCAAGGGCAAGAAACGGACGAAGGCCCGGTGCGTCAACACCGAGCCCTCACAAAGTCCGCACCACCGCTGGCGCCGTACTGCTCAGGGTACCCCTGTAGTACGACGCCATACAAGCCACTCTTGGGAGTGTGATGGCTGTCATCCGGGGATCGATCCCTGCCGATTCGTTCACGATCATCGCCAATGCCTGGCTGCGTGACCCCCGCCTCTCGCTGAAGGCCAAGGGTCTCGCCGCGTACATCGCCAGCCACGCCGCCGGGCACACCCTCACCGTGGAGCAGATCCTCGCCGAGAGCACCGACGGCAAGGACGCCATCCGCGCCGGGATGACCGAGCTGGAGGCCGCCGGATACCTCGAACGGCAGCAGGTACGCGCCGAGGGAGGGCGGATTTCCCGCACCGATTACGTGCTCACGAGCCCTGCCGATGGCGGATTTGCCAGCGCCGGGAAACCCGCCCCTGGAGCTGACCAGGCAGAACAGCCTGTTTCCGCAGGTCGCAGCCAGGGCGGATTTTCCGGCGCCGGAGAACCCGCCGGTAAGAAGACCAGCTCTCAGAAGACCAAGAAGACCACCTCTGCTCCGCAGAGGGGCACAAGGCTCACGGAGGACTGGATGCCATCGGAGAGCACCAAGGCGTGGTGCGCCGAGAAGCTGCCGCCGCAGGTGTACAGCAGGGCCGGTCTGGAGCTGGCGAAGTTCAGGAACTACTGGACGTCGAAGACCGGCGCCGGGGCGACGAAACTCAACTGGGACAAGACGTTCCAGAACTGGATGCTCAACGCGGCCGACCGCTACGGCAACGCCCCGACCTCCGGCGCCCCCTCCGGTGCGCAGTTCAAGTCGAGCCAGGTGCAGAACGAGGAGCTGGCCGACCGCAAGAAGCGGCGCGCCAAGATCACCCAGATGTACATCGAGCAGGGCATGGACCCGAGGAGCGCCTTCGAGCGGGCTGGCCAGGACATGGCACAGGAACAGGTGGCGACATGTACGGCCATGCCGTACATTGAGGGTGTGATCATCGACGGAGGTCAGCAGGAGGTGACGTCCAAATGAGGTTTGACCTGGTTCAGGATCTGCTGACCACGATCAGCGAGATCGACCGCATGCCGTTCCCCGAGGGCGCGGCGCTGTCCTGGATGCCCCTGCTCGACGGCATCGACTTCGCCGACGCGCGCCAGGCCGTTCTGGAGCACTACGCTTCGGCGTCCAGCCGGGACGGCTCCGGCAACATCCGGCGCATCCTGCCCGCCGACATCCGCACCGGCGCCCGGCGCATCGCCGAGCACCGGGCCCGCGAGGCGCGCCGCGCCCTGCCGGAGGGCCCCCGGGCGCGGGTCGGCTCCACGGGCCGCCCGGCCGCCGTGCTCGCCGAGCTGGCCGCCGCCCGGCAGCGGGCCGAGGCCGCCGTGCGCAAGCACCGCGCCGAGGTGATGGCGTGAAGCACGTGCTCGATGCCCTGGAGTCGAAGCTCAAGGGCATCGAGCCCATAACGCTCCCGTTCCGCTGGACCGTGACCGGGAGCCGTGACGCGCCGGAGGAGCTGTGGCGGCCGGTCGTGTTCGAGATGGTGCGCCTGGTTCGCGAATACCTAGACCCGTGCCAGGCCAGGCCGCTGAGCCGCTGCACGCACGTCCGGCTGGCGCACGGCTGCGCCCGGGGCGTGGACGGCTGGTTCGACCAGGCCTGCAAGTCGGTCGGCTGGCAGCCGCGCCGGTACCCGGTGCGCCGGGAGGACTGGATGCGGTTCGGCGGGTACGCCGGGCAGCGGCGTAACGGCTTCATGCTGCGCGCCGAGCTGCCACACCTGTGCACAGCGCTTGTGCATAACTCCTCTCGGGGTGCGACCGGCTGCGCGAACGAGGCGCTGGCGATGGGCATCCCGGTTCTGCGGGTGACCGAGGAAGACCTCCTTCTGCCTCCACGGTGTGTTACACTGTAGGCCGTAGCCATACAGCACTCAGGAGAGAAGGCTTACGGCATGGCAGTACCAGACTTCGTGAAGCACCCGAACGCCGACAAGATCGACGAGGCGTTCCCGCTCGCCGCCGAGCTGCCGGACGACATGCCCGGTGACGAGGAGCCCGTCCACGAGAACGACGTCAGCCCGAACACCATCCACGTGGACCCGTTCGGCCTGCCCGACATCAGCGTCCCGCGCGGCGGCATCGGCTTCCCGCTCGGCCTGCACGCCGTGGCGTCGGCGCCGCAGATCTACGGCCTGCTCTCGCACGTCATGGCCGAGGTCAAGGCGGTCGGCAAGACCGGCTTCAACGAGCAACAGCGCTACAACTTCCGGGGCATCGACGCCGTCGTCAACGCCCTGGGCCCGGCGATGCGCAAGCACGGCATCGTACCGGTGCCGAAGGTCAAGAAGGTCGACTACCGAGAGACGATGACCACCGGCAACAAGCCGACCCGCGAGGTCACGGTGCAGGTGCGCTACCGCTTCTACGCGCCGGACGGCTCGTACGTGGACGCCCACGTGATCGGCGAGAGCCTGGACCAGAGCGACAAGGGCTCGGCGAAGGCGATGAGCGTCGCGTACCGGATCGCGCTGCTCCAGGTGTTCGCGCTCCCGACCGACGAGCCGGACCCCGACGCGTCGTACCACACCCGGGATGGCGTCGGCTCCATGGCGGCGACCGTGGCGACCCTGCTCAACCGCTCCGTACCGGAGGCCACCGCCCCCGAGCTGGCCCAGTACTGGCCCATCGTCATCGAGCACGCCGCCGCCGAGCGAGCGTCGTCCGGCGCGGAAGACGCCCCCACCTGGGAGCAGTACTTCGCGGACCGCTTTGCCGAGCTGATCGAGCAGATCGAGCGCTGGCAGGACGGCAGGGCCGTCATGGAGGCGCTGGAGGCCACGAACCTGGGCCTGGCCCTGTCGGGCACCGGCGAGGACCGCGCGGCGCTCAAGGTCCGACTGAAGGCGCGGGCGGACTACCTGAAGGAGCGCAACACCCAGACGTACAACCACGTCATGGAGGAGATCCAGAAGGCCGAGCATCAGGGCCAGATCGAGACCGCGATCGGGTGCGCCGAGGCCGCCCAGGAGGCCGACGTCCTCAGCGCTGGCCAGGTGCAGGAGCTGATCGGCGTGGCGCGCGAGCGTGGCGCCAAGCTGCCCCCGGCGCCCGACCCGGAGACCGTCCGGCAGGCCGAGGAGCTGGATGCGATGAACAAGGTGTTCCGCCTCCAGCTCAAGGAGGCCGCCGACGCTGCGCAGACGGCGGACGACGTGATCGACCTGCTGACGAACGGCCGCGAGCGGCGGTTCTTCGTCTCCTCCGAGGTCGAGGACTTCGACATCGTGATCGAGGCCGCGAAGCGCGTCAAGCTCTCCGACGTGGAGCGATACGCGGTGGAGAAGACCATCCGCGAGCACGCCGAGATGAGCAACATCGAGCTACCCGGCGGAACGCTGCTGACCTACGAGACCGAGCCGGGCCAGCCGTCATGACGAACGAGCAGGGGGCCGCTCCGGCGGTCCCCGCCTACCCCGAGCACAACAAGCTGACCGTGCGCCGCGCCGACCGGGACGCGATCGCCGACTTCCTCGACTGGACGGACAGCCAGAGCCGGTACGTGGTCGGCCAGTGGGTCGGCGCGGCCGGGCACGAGGAATTCATGCCCCTCGGCGACAACGAGCGCGCCGTGATGATCGGCAAGTACCTGGGCATCGACCGCGACGCGCTCATGGCCGAGAAGGACGCCATGCTGGAGGACATCCGGGAGGCGAACCGCCGTGCGTCGTAACGATGAGCTGGCCCTGGCCCTGATCGCCTCCCTGCGGGCCACGCGCAAGGCGAAGGGCATCCGCCAGGAGGACGTGGCCGCGCACCTCGGCGTTAGCCGCTCGGCGATCAACATGTACGAGAGCGGCCAGCGCCCGCCGACCCTTGCCCTGGCCATGGAGTGGGCGAGCTTTCTCGGGCGCAGGCTCGGGCTGATCACGCTGTTCCCGGTGGACGAGGAGGCGAAGTCCCGTGCGTAGCAAGGACGAGCTGATGCGGCTGCTGCTGGCGCACGACGCCGCCGCCGCCGCCCTGAGGGCCGAGCTGAAGGGACGCCAGGCGCTGGCGTTCGCGAGGGACGGCAGCGCTGACACGTCACGGCTGGCGTACGGCACGGTGACCGCGAACATCAACCACGACCGCGCCGAGGTCGTGGACGAGCAGGCGTTCTACGCCTGGCTGAAGGGCAAGACGCCGACTGAGGTCGAGCAGGTCACCAGCTACGTGGTGCGCAACCCGAAGTGGCTGGGTGAGGTCTTCCTGCCCACCCTGGCGCCGTTGGACCCCCAGGACATAGACCCTGGTCAGGCCACGCAGGTGATGTACGAGGACGGCGAGCTGGTGCCTGGAGTGGTGTGGCGCCGGGGCGGTGACCTGCATTCGGTCTCGATCAGGACCGATCGGGATGCCGTGAAGCGCCTGGCCGCCGCCGCAACGCTGTACGCGGCGGGAGAGGCCGGGCCGCCCGAGCTGACCTCCTGACGCTCGCCGACTGAGCCCCGACCTGTCGTAACCGGGCCGGGGCTCAGTCGTACCTGGAGTTGACAAGGACGTCAAGGCGCTGTATGGTAGTGGCATACAGATCGAGCGAAGGAGAGCGGACATGGCGAAGACGGAGAAGTGGCAGATGGAGGCCTACGCCGAGGTGGCTGAGAAGTTCGGCCTGCGCGCCAAGCAGCGCGACCGCCTCGACGTCAGCCCCGGATACGGCCCGATCCTGGAGGCCGCCCGCGATGGCAAGTGGCGCGACGTCGCCGACATGCTCATCGCCTTCGGCATCACCCGCTGAACCAACGACCTCAGGAGAGAGATCATGGCCGACGCCTTCACCCTCGTCACGAAGACCCAGGCAATCCAGCGCTACGTCGAACGGCGCGGCCTCAAGTCCAAGACCGCGATCACCACGCGGCTCGCCGAAGTCGAGCGCTACGTCCGGCTCGGCCTGCCGCTGAGCGAGATCCGGGCCCTGATCATCGACATGCGCGCCTGGTGCTGGGAAGGCCCGGCGCCGGAGGCCCGCTGGTTCGACGACCGCCTCGACGAGCTGGCCGACTACCTGGCCAGCCCGGAGGAGCGGCTGGAGCTGCGCGAGCTGGCCGCGCGCCTCGAAGAGTCCATCCTCGCCAGCCACGGACGATAAGGAGAGCTGATCGTGAGCAAGGACGAGATCGCGGGCGACGCCTGGAAGGTCGGCTTCACCCGCGCGCTGATCGACGCCATCGTGCGCGAGGGCATGCCGGTCAAGGACGACAAGGCCGCCTACAGCTCCATGTCCTGGGAGGACTGGGAGAACGCAACCGACATCCGCCGCGAGGTGCAGCGGGTCGGCGTCGACTACACCAAGACCACGTGGACCGAGTCGTCGTGGGACGAATTCATGGGCACCTTCTATCAGGGCGACACCCGCTGCCACGGCGTCGACGCCCAGGTGTTCCTGAAGTCCTCGCGCAAGGGCGGCCGGTCCTACACCTTCCGCTGGAAGGGCACCACGTCGGATCTGATCCTCGCCGTCGTCCGTGACCCGTCGTGAACAACCGGTTCGAGACACAGGAGACCGCCATGCAGAGTATCGACACGCCCCGGGATCTGGCCGCGTTCGCACGGGAGTACGGCTTGCGACCCGACTGGCACGAGCCGGATGAGCAGGGCATCACGGCCCGGGTGGTCGGCACGCCGTTCGACTTCGACAACGCCATCGGGACCAGGCAGTACGGTCAGCGGTTCGGCGAAAACCACCAGGAGTTGTGCGTCATCTTCACCCAGGAAAACCGGGGCGACGTCGCCATCGTCAACCTGGCCAACCTGTGCGCCTGGGCCGCTGAGTACGGCCGGACGGTGACGGAATGAGCCAGTACGTCACCCTCCAGCCCTCGGCACGTGTGGACCACATCACCGAGGACGGCACGGAGCTGACCCAGCTTCCCTACCCCTTCCACGTCGCCGAGGACGGCTACGTCTGGCGGCAGGACTTCTGGCAGGGCCGGGTCCTGCGCGTCATCGGCTTCCAGACCACGCTGCACGAGCACCGCATCACGGTGCCGTGGGCAGACGCCTGGAAGGACCCGGAGGACGCCGTAGGCCGGTACCTGGTCACCGAGGACCGCAACGGCACCTGGAGCACGCACGTCATGGCCATCCAGTCGGCCACGAAACACGAAGGGAACCTCGGATCATGATGAAGCGAAGCGAGATCGAGGGTTTCGTCCGGCGCACCATGCGGGACGTCGGCGCGGTCTACTCGGAGGCAGAGGACAACGTCGTCGACCAGATCGCCGACCGCTGGGAAGAGGACCGGCAGGACGCCCGCGACGAGAAGGAGGACCCGTGCATGGGCCCGTGCTGTGGAGGTGACATGTGATCCGCCTGGCCGACTTCGCGGGCAACGAGCACTTCGTCAACACCACGCTCGTGGAATCCGTCAAGATCCATAGCATGCAGTCGACCGGGAACACGGCGTACTGGGAGGTCACCATCCGGTTCACCCGCAGGGCTGACCCGCTGGTCGTCAAGCTGGAGGCCACGGACGAGAACTACGAACGCCTGTGCAACGACCTGTTCGAGAGCTAGACCTGCACACGAAGAGGCCCGCCCCCGCTTCAGCCGGGGGCGGGCCTTTCGCGGTACAACCCGTGTCCAGGCCAGCCTACCCGGTGGCGACCTCAACCGCCGGTGCCACCCCGGACGGCTTCCACGCCCAGTGGTAGCTGGCGTAGGCGAACGTCCCGACGAGGATCAGCGAGCCGATCACGTCATGGCCATTCCACTGGCCCTCCAGGTACACCGTGACGAACGAGGCGAAGACGCACAGCAGCGCCGACACGACCAGCTTCAGCCAGCCCGGCCACAGGTGCCGGTTGACGGCCGCGATGATCAGCGGCAGGAAGATGCCGACGAGCATCGACCAGCGGTCCAGCGTGGTGAGCAGGTCGGTCACCGAGTCGGCGCCGGGCGGCATCACGAGCCGCCCTTCAGGGTCGTGCCCAGCAGGTCGCGGACGGCCTCGGCGATCGCCGGGATGTCCGCCTTCGTGACCGCCGTGACAGGGCTGCTGGCCAGGCCGGACGCGATTTTCTGCGCCAACCTGTCCAGGTCGATGTCCGCCCCACTGTCCTTCGCGAACGTCGCCAGCAGCAGCATGTCGGCCTCAGTGGCGACGCCGACGAGCGGGACGCCCGCCTTGTCCAGCGCGTCGTTGAGCGCGGGCCCGATGTGGTTGGCCTCGCTGAGGCCGGTGGTCCCGTCGGTCAGGTAGACGCCGCCGTTGCCGAACGTCTTGCTGGCCTTGGGGTCGTTGAGGATCAGTCGGATCATGCTGCCTTCCTTCCGCACCGGCGCCGCCGCCGGTGTGCTCGCTCCGATGAGCCTGGCGAAGTCCGCCGTGCTGCCACGGAACAGGTTGGCATCACAGGTCGGCTGCCGCCCGATGGTGGCGCTGCTGGAGTACTGGAGGATCGCCGGGGTGCGGCCCGAGTAGGCCGCCCACTTGCCGCTGGTGATCTTCGCGGCCAGGGTCTTGAAGTCGCCGCTGCCGCTCACGTACGAGCTGGCCCACAGCGGGTCAGGGCCGGGCACCGTGTTCCCGTACGCCCATTGCGGTGCGTAGTGGATGGTCTGCTTGCCGGTCCGCTTGCGCAGCTCGGCGCACATCGCCGCGCCGGTGGCCGCCGACACCTTGTCGTACGACCAGTGCTCGGTGTCCACCTGCCAGAACCAGCCGGGGAACGTCCGCCACCACGGCGTCACCTGGTCGGCGTACGCGATCAGGTAGGCCGCCTGCGAGGCGATCGACGGGCCGGGCGTGCGCGGCACGGCGTAGGCGCCAAGGAACGGGATCCCGGCCGCCCGCGCGCCGTTCATGGCTGCCTGGGGGTGATGTTTGGTGCTCGTGCTCTCGGTGTACTTGTGCGTGAAGAACGCGATGCCAGCCTTGGCCGCCGCAGCCATGTCCATTGGGCCGCGATCGTGGTCGAAGTCGCTGGCATCCCAGCCGTACAGCGTCGTCATGCAGTACCTCCCTCCTCCTGATCCGACGATACGCGGTATGTCAGACACAAGGCGTATTCTGACGCTCAGTGACCACCGCCTCTTGGAGGCTCGACCGGAGGAGTGGCCGTGGACCTCCAGCCCTGGATGGCGCAGCTCGGCTTAGGCGCCGCCTCGGTGATCTTGTTCTTGACGGTGGGCAAGAGCTACGTCAACTACATCGGACGCCAGCTCCAGGACCAGAAGACCTCACACCGAGAGGAGTTGGACCGGCTCACGAAGAGCTGGGAGGCCCGCCTCGCCGACGCGACAAACGCAGCGTCGAAGTGGGAGACTGCGGCTAACAGGCACCTCGAAGCGGGTATCGAAGACCGGCGCCAGGTGGAGAAGCTGATGAGCGCGACGGAGCTGATCGTTTCCCTGCTGAACGCGATCCGGGAGGAGCAGAATCGCCGATGAAGTGGCCGAGCTGGCTTCCCTGGGCACGGACCGTAGACACTGGTCGCACCGAGCCCGAGGAGCGGGCCACCCCGAGGCAGCCTGAGGAACCCGACATGACGCCGAGTGACGCCACCGTCCGCGCGACAGCCGCCGCGCGCGCCGCCGCCGTGCGCTTGCAGGAGTCCCGCGACCGCCGTGAGACAGTGGACCAGCAGGCGTCCACCGTCCGGCGCCTGGTCAGCGAGAACCACTTCGCCGACATGATCCGACAGGCCCTCGGGAGTGATTCGTGACCGCTCGCAGCATCACCTACCTGGTGGAGTTTTCGCTGCTGTTCCTGGTCTGGACCACCTTCACGGTGAGCTACCACTTCGTGAGCAAGGGTGCGTGGCGCAAGACCTCCGCCGGGCGGCATCTCATGTCGATGGGTGTCAGCCTGTCCGTGATCGGCGCGCAGATCATCCTCAACATCTTGTTCGGCAACTACCCGGGCAAGTTCGTCATCGGCGTCGTGCTGTACAGCACGATGGTCATCGTCGGCGTCCAGCGTCTGGTGCTGCTGCTGCGCGCCTACCGCGAGCGGCTCCAGCAGGAGCGGGCCGAGCGGTCCAGCGCTACGCGGTGACCCGGTCACCCTTCAGGCCGACCAGCGCGACGTTCGAGCCCGCGCCGCCCAGGTGCTGGATCATCACCTCGACGTAGTCCGTGTTGTTCGGCAGGTACACGAGCCCGGTGACCTCCAGCTTCGACACCAGCGCGTTGGTGCCGGACCAGTACGAGCGCCGGGCGACCGCCTGCGTGCCGTTCTTGCGGATCGTGATGACGGCCTTCGTCCACGAGGAGCTGGCCAGGGACCGGGCGAACGCGGTGAACAGCCAGACGCCGGTGATGCCCACCGCCATGCTGAACCGGGTCGGCGTCGTGCCGATGTTGATCATTCCGTCCGTGTCCCACAGCTCGCCGTCGAACGTGATCACCGTGTCCGTGGTCACCGGGATCGACTGGTTGGCGTTACGGAACGCGCAGCCGGTCGGCCGCTTCAGCGCCGCCGTGCGGCTGGCGTCCTCGCCGGTCAGCTTCGTCGCCAGCGTGTCCGCGAGGTTCTTCGTCGAGACGTCCGAGATCGTCTCGTCCAGGTACGGGTACGGCAGGCCCTGCGAGGCGGTCGATCCGGGCATGGTCAGCTCCCCAGGGCCAGGCGCGTAGCACCGACGAACGAGCAGTTGGTGTTGACCGTCAGCGTCGAGCTGGCGTTGTGCCAGATGTACGGCTGGATGAACGTCTTGCCGTCCAGGTAGACGACCACGTCCAGGGCCAGGTTCGTGTCCCCGGTGGAGTCCACCTCCTCCATCCGCCACGCCTCCAGGGTGCGCAGGCCGCCACCGCCGGACGCGGTCGTCTGGGCCCGCACCTCCATCTGCCTCCGGAGGCTCCCCACAGTGCCGCTGGGGACCGTGGAGAGGCAGACGGTGTACAGGTACCACCCGGCCAGCGACGGCGGCGGAAAGACGCTCTGAGTGCCCGTGAGGCCGCCCTTGGAGACGACCTGGGTGTCCATCGACACGCCGAAGTAGTCGTTGGCCGCGATGCCCGTGACGTTCGTCGTCAGGGTCATGATCAGCGTCGGCTTCGCGAGCTGGGCCGCCCACGACACGTCGAGCCCGTCGAGCAGGTAGTCCGCCCGCTCGGCGAGGAGCTGGAGATCGAGCGCGCCGTTCCCGCGCTCGTTCCCGCTCGACGGGTACGGCAGCCGGTTGTTGCGGGTGTACGAGGTCACAGGTCACGCATCCAGAAGAGGTACAGGCGGGCGTAGTCCACGGAGATGATCGCCGGGCAGGACACGCCCGAGGTCGAGGCCGACATGTACACGGTGCTGTTGTTGCCCGAGACGCGGATCTCCGACGTGGCGTACACCTCCACCTCGCCGATCACGCCGTCGTGTGCCTGGTTCGTGTCCGTCGAGCCCGTCGCGTTCGTCGAGCCGATCGCCAGGAACAGCGTCCCGGTGCCCGCCGAGCAGGCCAGGCCGTTGACCACGTGCAGGTAGCCGCCGACCCGCCAATACCCGTTCTGCTTGATCGAGATCGACTTCGGATCGGTGGCCAGGTCCGCCATGCCCGCCGTGTCCACAAGTACCGTGTCGAAGACCGTCAGGTCGTCCCCGGCCGCGAAGCCGCTGGTCGGGTAGTCGCGCGGGATGTTCTGCTCGACGACGACCAGCGGCACGTCCGTGGCCCGCGCCAGGTCCACGTTGTGCGACGAGAACCGGTCCTCGGCGGCCAGGGCCAGGTTCTTCTGGTGCAGCCACTGGTCCATCACCCGATCGCCGGACGTCGGGTAGGGAAGGTTCTGGGTCGCCGTGGTGCCGGTCACCGCGCCTCCTATATCGCCGGGATGAACGAAGTATCCCCGAGGTCTTCCAAGATCAGATAACCCCGGTTACTGGAGTCGATCACGTTGATCGTGCCGCCACCGAAGGTGGTGAGTGCCAAGTTGATGTTGCGAGGCGCGCCCCCAAAGCGGGCGGCGTCCAAGATGAACTCGGCATCCGTCCAGCGGTTCGAGGACGAGGCGACCGATCCGGTCACGATCACGAGCTGATTGAAGACCGTTGGCGTGGTGTTCTCCCAGAAGTCCATCACCAGCGTGGTGGCCGCCGTGGAGCCGGTCCAGAAGAAGCCGACCTTGCACCGTACATGATGACCGGGCGGATGGTAGTAGTCCAGCACGAACTTGGACAGATCGACGGTCGCCCCGGGGGACCCGGTCGAAGTGGCCAGCGTGGCGCCGGAGCCGTTGAGGATGAAGCCCGCGAGCGTCGAGCCAGTGAAGGCCGGGCCGGGCCCGGTCAGGTCGGTCTTCGCACGCGTGCCCGAGCCGATCATCCGGCCCATCACGACCCATGAGTCCTGGGTCTTCATCATGGCCACGCTGTCCCCGATCGTCGGGGAGTAGCTGTCCAGGTGCGAGGCGAACACCGTGCCGGTGGCCAGGTCCACGCCGATGCCCTGCGAGGTGACCGAGGAGACGGTGCCGACCCGCAGATCGGATGGGTTCTCCGTCTTGCCCTGAGTCTTGCTGGTCAGGTTGGCGGCCCCCGGGGGCGCGCCGACCAGCAGCGGTTCAGGCATCCACGTCCTCACTCTCGCCGGTGACGAGCCCGCGCCCGTCGATCGACATCGTGCTTCCCGGGTCCAGCGGCAGGTTGTACCCGGCCACGACCTGGGTGACGATCCGCCCTCGGTAGTGCACCTCCAGCGGGTCGCCCAGCTCGATCGACGCGTCCGCGATCGCCTCCAGCGTCCACGACTCCGAGAGGGCCTTGGACTGTCGCAGGATCGTGCGCGCCGCCGAGTAGACGGCGCTCTGGGTGGCCGCCTGGGTGACGCGCACCTGAAGGGTCTTCTTGCCGAACGGCCCGTTGGCGAACGTCGGGCTGGTCGGGTCCAGGTCGGAGACGGAGGCCGAGAACGCGTCCCCGCCGTCCGTGTTGTCGGAGCTGGCGACCACGTTCGAGTAGACGCCCTGCCGGGTCCGGTCCGGGTAGCCACTGACGAGGTTCCCGTCGTACTGGGTCCCCTGGTCACCGCTGGCCAGCACCACCGGCTGAGTGGTGAACGACACCGTCCACGGCACCCAGCGCATCACGAAGTCGCCGTTGGCCAGCGTGTACCAGTAGGCACCCGCGATCTTGGCCAGGCCGTCGAGCGCCGCCCCCCGGTCGTAGTCGTACGACAGCTCCGGCACCGTCTCCGTGATCGCGTCGAACCGGCCGAATGTCGCCGACGGGTAGGCCAGCGTCACCAGCCGCTCGAACTCGGCCGTGATCGTCGAGCCCACCGACGCCCGGCCGGGCGCGTCGAAGTGGGCGCCGACGACCTCGTACGCCAGGTCGGAGGCGGACAGCGTCGCCGTGCCGTTGCCGCCCGGCTTCACCCGCTCGATCGGGCCCGCGAACACCTGAAACTCGTCCACCTCGCCGGAGCCGTACCGGACCCCCCGGAAGATCTTGAGCTGGTTGCCGTACGGGTTGAGCAGGTCGTCCGGATCGACTGGGTACAGCCAGTCGGGCACCACGAGCGACGCCGTGCGGGCCACCCGGCTTTGCAGCGTCGCCCGGATCGAGCCGGTGAAGAACACCGGCGCCCGGCGGTTGATCGCGTCCGGGTACAGGTCGTAGCGGATCAGCTCCTCGACCGGCACGCCCGCGCGCCACACCTCCACCCGGCTGTAGGCGGCGTGCGGCGCCATCAGCGCGCGCCGGTAGCTGGGGTTCATCGCGGCGAGCGTCATCCGGTCAGGCCCCCCTGGAGAAGCTGCTGCCAGGTGACGGCGGCGGCCGACGCCTGCGCGTACGTGCCGTACTTCGTCTCATCCACGTAGCGGGCGCCGAGCACGCCTTCCGCCGGGCCGTACGGCGCCAGCACCTCCACGTAGTCCGCCGAATGCGCCCGCCAGGTGAGCGTCATGTCCCCGGACAGCCGCCCCGAGGCCAACGACCCGTACAGCCCGTAGCGCTCCGGGATGCCGTACTTCGACGGCACCTGGAGCAGCAGTGGCGCGCCGGACAGGAACACCGTCTCCAGGGCGTCCCGGTCGGCGATGGTGGCCGTGGCGAAGCGGTTCGAGCTGCGCACCGCCTTGCGCCTGGCCCAGATGCCGACGCCGTGCGAGCGGTCCGGCACCTCCTGGAGCGTGTTGTCCTCCGGCCGGGTCCGGTCGCCCTCGCCGAGCCAGACGCACAGCGACGGGTTGACGCACTTGACCGTGTTGGCCAGGTCGATGCGCATGAACAGGTTCGCCCACGGGTGCAGCGGATCCTTCAGCCAGCCCTGACCGTTCGACTGCACCTGCACCGGGGCGGCCGTGTCGACGGTGGAGGCCGCCGTGCTCGCGTACACCTCGTCGGCGTACAGGGCCAGGGTGCTCGGTGGCGAGCCCGCGAACAGCACCACCAGGCGCGCCTTGGCGGCCGTCGCCGGGGCGGTTCCGGTCGTCGAGTAGGTGCCCCACGTTCCGGCGCCGGGCCACAGGTCGGCGGCCGTGCCGGACGTCGACAGGAACACCGAGCCGGAGGTGTACCAGTTGATGCCGACGCCGATGCCGCCCGCCCAGGCGCTGGGCACCATCAGCCGGGCTGTGGCCGTGTACGAGGTGCCCACGGTGACCGGGAACTCCTCGGAGGCCGCCACGTACTGCGGGCCGGTGCCGCCGGTGGTGGTGAGCTTCAGCGACGCGTTGCCGGTGCCGGGCGCGTAGTAGTCCGTCGACTGGGCCACGGTGCCGTTGGTGACGGTGTTGCCCGCGCCGGAGATCCACTCCTCGACGTTCAGCTCGAAGGAGCCGTTGCGGTTCAGGTAGACCTGGGTCCGGTAGGTGACCGGGGTGTCCAGCGGGCACTCCGTGTCGTAGACGACCGCCTTCGAGTGCGACAGCAGGCAGGGGCCGCCGTCGCGCAGCAGTGTCGCCGTGCCGTTCTGCACCCGATACACCAGGCAGGACGGGGCGTTCGGCACGTCCGACCAGTCGATGTCGAGCCGGACCGCGCCGATCGCCGGAACCACGGTGGAGGTGATCGAGCCCATCTCTCTCCTAGCTGCGCGGGCCGTAGGCCAGCTCGGTGCCCTGGGTCTCCAGAGCGTCGTTGACGACCAGGCGGGTAACCTGCATCACTCCGTAGCCGTCCAGGTACGCCGTCAGGTTGACGGTCGTGCCGCCGCCCGGCTTGGCGAGCATGTCGGTCAGGCCGGACTGGTCGGCCAGCTCCTGGGCCCGGCGCGGGTTGGTCAGCGGGACCACGACCTCGCGCTTGCCCTTCTCGCCGAGCAGCGCCACGGTGGGGCTGTCAACGATGCCGCCCTTCTCGAAGTGCGGCAGGCGCGGCAGGCTGATCGGGATCTTGTCGTCGATGTCGGCGATGCCCCGGTTGATGCCGTCCACGATCCGGTTGATGCCGCTCTTGATCGTACTGACGATCTTGTTACCGATGTCGCTGGCGAAGTTGCCGATCTCGCTCAGGCCGTCGCCGATCTTGTGGCCGAGGCCACGCGCGGCGTCGAGCAGCGCCGGGCCGATCGCCCGGATCTTGTCGGGGATGCTCTTGAAGAAGTTCTCGATCGAGTCGATGCCGGACAGCACGAAGCTCTTCGCGGCCTCGAACGCCGAGGAGAACCAGCCGCCCACGATGTCCACCAGGCTGGACAGCGCCGAGCTGAGGCGGCCGGGCAGCGACTCGAAGAAGCCGACGACCGCGTCCCAGGCCTGGCCGATGAAGTACGGCAAGCCCAGGATGACGCCGATCACCTGCCCGATGGCCTCGAAGATCCGATCCGGCAGCGAGGTGAAGAAGCCGACGACGGACTCGAAGATTCCCGGCAGCGTTTCGGTGAAGAAGCCACCGATCGAATCGATCAGGCCGGAGAAGAACTCGCCGATCGAGTCCACCGCGCCGCTGATGCCGTTGCCGACACCGGAGAAGAAGTCGCCGATCGAGTGCCAGGCGTTCAGAACCCACTCGACGACGTCGTTGGCCGCCTGGATGAGCCCGGCGAACGCGTGGACGGCGAGGATGATCCCTTCGCCGAGGAACTTCACGGCCTGCACCATGGCCGCGATGAACTTCTTGCCGTCGTCGCTCTTGAAGAACGTCGTCAGGTCTTCGATCGCGGTCTGGATGTCCTTGAGGAAGCCCTGCGAGCCCTCCTTGACGTTCTGGCCACCGAAGATCGAGCCGATGAGGGGGCCGATGGCCTTCACCGTGTCGATGAGCTGGCCGCCGATGTCGATCGCGTTCTGGAGGAACGTGTCGAACTTGCCGTTCTCGACGATCTTGGACAGCCAGTCGGAGAACGACTGGATGCCGCCGCCGAGTCCGGCGAAGATCTTCTCGACGAACGGCAGGCCGTGCTCCATGACCCCGAACAGGGTCCCGAACAGGTTCAGGATGCTCGGCGCGATCCCGTCGATGATCCGGGCGGTGCTCGCGAACAGGTTCTTGAAGACCACCAGGATGTCGTTGGCGTGCAGCAGGTCGGCGAAGCCCGCGAAGAACCGGCCGAACGCCCCAGCCACCCCGGACAGGCCGGTCTTGAGTACCGGCAGGAGATCCTTCAGCAGCGGCCGGATCTCGCCGACGAGCGGGGCGAAGAGCGACTGCTGGACCGTTTTGCGCAGCGCGCTGAACTGGTCCTTGAAGCCGACGAACTCCTTGACCACCGACCGGGCCGAGGGCGCCAGGTTCTTCAGCGCCTGGTTGAACTTCTCGGTGTCCCCGCTCAGGCCAGCGCTGACCGCGTCACCGAAGCCCTGGAAGCCGATGACTAGAGCACCGATCGCGGACCCGGCGACACCGGCGGCGGCCGGAAGCGCGAGCAGGATGCCGGACAGGTGTACGAGCGCACCCGCGAGGCCGAAGACGGCGGGCACGGCCGCCGCAATCAGGCCGACCTTCAGGCCGGAGGTGATGTCCCCGCCGCCGCCGAAGATGCCGGACAGCGCGCCGCCCGCCTGGCCCAGGCCGCTCTGGATGGACTGGATGCCGTTGCCGATGGCGCTCTGGACGGAGCTGAAGATGCCGCGCACGCCCTCGGCCGCGACGTCCCGGTCTCCACCTGAACGCGAGAACAGCCTCCGGATCGAGCCGAACAGCCCGGTGCCCAGCGACTTGCCCGCGTCCTCGCCGACCTTCTTGAAGTCGCCCTTGGCCCGCTTCGAGAAGCTGTCGCTGGCCTTGTGGGCGGCCGACTCCCCGGCCTTGGCCGCCTTGTCGTCCAGGCCGGACATGTCGACGCCGGAGACGCCCTCCTTGAACGCCGCGTTGAGCTGGCGCTTCAGCTCGGCAGGGAACTTCGAGAGGTCGGCACGGACCTCGATGTACGCCTTACCGAGCTGGGGCATGGCAGTAGCGTACCGAGCCGGGGGCCACGAGTGGATCAGCCAGGCGTGGCGCCGCCCTGGAGGTTCTGGAACGCGCCCATCGCAGACAGGAAGTCGGCGCCGGAGTCGACCTCGGCGAAGACCTCCTCGGGCGGCACGTCAGCGGGCGGCCGGTCCAACTGGAAGTCGAACTGGGTCGCCTCCTTGTCGTCCTTGCAGTTGGACCGGCCGATGAAGTAGATCGTGTTCCAGAACGCGCCGATGGAGATCACGTCCAGGTCAACGCCACGCTCGGTCAGCCGCCCGTGCAGCACCGGCCACGAGTCGGCGGCCGTGGCCGCCATGATCAGACGGGCCGCCTTCCACCACGGCTGGCCCACGGCCGCCCCCAGCGCGTCACGCCAGGCCTGAGTCAGCTCCTCCTGGCTGACGTGGCCGCGCAGGAACTCCCGCCAGACGTCGTCCTGGTCCTCCGGATCGAGCAGGCCAGGCACGATCGCGCCGCCGTCCTCCTGGAGCACGGCCTCGATCCATTCGGATGCGGGCAGCTCGGGGATGGTGTAGATCCACTCCCCGAGCTGCACTTCGATCGCGCACGGCCGCAGTGAGGCGACCGCGTCCATCAGCCCTCGCGGAGGTACTGCTCGATCTGGCGAGCCTCTTCAAGGATGACCGCGATCTTCTCGTACCCCGGGTGGTTCGACAGGGCGTACTCGATCGAGGCCAGCCGGAACGGGTCAGGCCGCAGCCTGCGATCGACCTCGGCCTTCACGCTGGCCAGCTCATCCAGGAAGCCTGCCGCCTCCGGCTTGACGGGGATGTCTGCCGACGCCATCAGGCCCTCCCGGACGCGCGCTTGGCGATGGCCTTCTTCGCCGGGGCCCGCCGCTGACCGGCCGCCCGCCGGGTCTCGCGGTTGCCGACCTGCTCGGGTGCCCAGTGCAGGATCATCTCCTGAGCGAGGCCGAAGTAGTCGGGCAGGTCGAAGATGCCGCGCGCTAGGCCGCCCTGGATGTACTGGCGGTCGGCGTCCTGCACGATGCAGGTGCGCAGCACGGTGCCGAAGTTGTTGCACGCCTCGATCTGGAGCTGGACATCGGTCTCGTTCTGGATGTCCAGGAGCTGGAGGATCACGAAGAGCTGGCCGGAGGTCGGCTGTCGCAGCACCACGGTTCGCTCACCGAACGCGAAGCTGGCAGTGTCGCGCCCGTCATCTGGGGTTTGGGTCGCCATGTACGCCAGCGTACGTCACAGCTCAGCCCGGCCGAGCGGAACGACCTTGAACCCGCGCGCGGTGCCGACCTCCTCCAGAGCCCGCATCAGGAACGGGCGGGCCTTCGTGCCTGGATGCCGGACGAAGCCCTTGCCGATGAAGAACCGCGTGCCCTTCTTCGACTTGCGCACGCCGGTCGCCGTCTTCTTGCGGGGCACGAATGTGACCATGCCGACCTTCGGCCAGAAGAACGCGAGGGCCTTGGTCCGGCGCGCCTTGATCGTGTGCGGCGCCGAGCCGTCGTGGACCGGCATGAAGTAGTCCACCCGCGACTCCACCCGGCCGGTGATCGCCGTGCGCCGGGCCTTGACCGTCATCTGCATCGAGTTGGCCAGGTTGCCCGTCTTCTTCGGGGCGAGCACGGTGGCGCGGTTGAGTACCGCGCGGGTCGTCTCGGCGACGTACGGCGCGGTGAGGGCGCCGACCTCGCCCAGCATGTTCGGGTCGGCAACGAACCGAACCCTGCTCGCCTTCAGGGGCACGGGGTCAGTCTCGCAGCACCACGGGGATCAGCAGGTGACCGTCCGCGTCGGTGCGGGCCAGGCGCTGGGGCGAGGACTCGACGAGCCGGATGAAGTAGCCGGTGCCGAGCCAGCCGTTGCCGTCCTCGAACAGCACGACCTGGTGCGAGCGGTACGGCCCGATGTCCGTGATGGCGTAGAAGGCGCCCATGATCCTCTCCTAGCAGTCGCAGGCGGGCAGACGAACGGTCACGAGCACCGTGATACCCGAGCAGTTGCCCTCGCTTTCCAGCGGGGCGTACGAGCCGGGGATGACCGCGTCCACCCCGTATACGTTGCGCAGGCAGCAGACCGCCGTGCGCAGGGCCCAGCGGTCGTCCTCGGTGGCCTGGGCCGCCGCGCGCCACTGCACCTCGTCGAGGATCGAGCCGCCGCCGTCGGGGCCCTGGGTCGGCAAGCACCGCACGATGCCCAGCTCGACCTGGAGCGCGTAGTAGGCGGGCTGGTCAACTCCAGCGTCGGACCGCTGCGTCGGGAACGCATCGGTCTCGTACAGCAGGCCGCCGCGCACCCAGGCGACGCCCTCGCAGCACTCGTCGGTGTGGTCGTCGGCGGAGGCCGAGAACGTGGCGCCGGGCCGGATGTGGAAGCGGGCGGGCGGCGTCGGCACCTGCAACGCGCTCGACTTCAGGCAGTTGTACGCCTGGACGAGCACCGGCATCACGGACTGGTCGGTCACCGGAACCTCGGCAGGTCCGGGCTCAGGAACCGGGGCCGCTGCGTCAGGCCGTGCGGGTTGTACGTGGCCAGGATCGAGTCCACCAGGTCATAGCCGGTCCGGCCCTTCTCCAGGAAGTCGTCCTCCTGGATGAAGTCGATCGAGACCCCCTGGCGGGTGACCGAGCGGACCCGGTTCGGGAGCTGGCAGTTGCCGCCCTGAATGGCCTTGCCGATCTGGCAGGCGTACAGCCCGGCGGCGTCCTGGAGGTCGGCTGGCACGGCGACGCCCTGGAGGTACGAGACCGTCCAGGTGGAAGTGGCGCCCGCGTTCGCGGCCAGGTTCTGCGGCGCGGGCCACGAGCCGCCGTCGGTGCGCACCAGGTACGTGCCGAGGTCGAGCCGGTAAGCGGCCGGGCCGAGCGGGACACCATCGATGATCACGCTCATGATCGAGTCGACGGGGCCGGGCAACGCCACCTGAGGCGGCGAGCACGCGCAGCCCGACGAGCACGCACAGCTCCCGTTGGCCAGCACCACCACGCCGCCGCCTGAGACGCCCTGGAGGCTCCAATAGCCCTCCCCGTAGTAGCCGACCGGGAATGCCTGATACAGCGGCTCCTGGGGTACCCAGCAGGGCCGCACGGTGACCGGGCAGAGGCCGAACTGCCGCCCCGTGGCCGCCCAGATCACCCGGATGGCCACCCGGTCCGCATACGCCTGCTGCGCCGCCGACAGGGCCGCCCACGACCCGCACAGCGAGTGGTTGGGCACCCAGCCCGAGCACGGTGCGTCCATCTGCTCTCCTCACGGCAAGGGCCGCCCCCGCCCCCCAGAGGCAGAAGCGGCCCGAGACCAGTATCCGCTAGGCGGAGGTACCCCAGATCACGACGTCGTAGGTGACAGAGGTACCCGCGCCGCCGTTCGTGAAGCGCAGGATGTCGGCCGTGGCCGCCGTGACGGCGTAGCCGGTCGAGTCCGCCCCCACGGTGAGCGCGAGCAGGCCGCCGGGCCGGATCGTCAGGGTCGGCGTGGTGCCGCCCAGGATCGTGGTGACCGGGTTCGACGCGCCGCCACCCATGATCAGGGTGTTCGTGTTGCCCGCGCTGGCCGCCACGATCAGGCCCTTGATCTTGACGAAGGTCAGCGTGTTGCCGAGCGGGTCGACGAGCACACCGGCGAGGTCCAGATCGTCGTTCGAGCTGGCGTTGATCGTGCGCGTGTCGGAGAAGATCCGATCGGCCTGACCGGCGCCGGTGCCCGAGCTGAAGCCGAACGACTTCGCGTAGGTCAGCGTCGAGCTGGCCGACTGGAGGTCCAGGCTGTTGTTCTCCGTCCCCGTGTAGGAGACCGAGAGCACCTGGTTGTCGAGAGTGGGCATCAGGGTCTCCTTACGGGAGCGTCACCGCGCCGCACACGGCGGTCGGCGGGGCCAGGGTGGTCAGGTGCATGTCCATGTGGTCGGTGGACGTGATCGGCGTCAGCAGCGGCGACGGGCCCGCCGGTGCGCTGATCTTGTTGTCCACGTTGTACGGCCCGACGCCCCAGAGCGAGCCGGACTTGGTGCGCGCCTGGTTGATCGGGAACGTGATCGCCTCGTTCTGGACGGTGAAGTCGCCGATCATGGCGTCCACGATCCACGGGAAGAGCACGTAGCCGTACGACGTCGAGCCACCCGAGCAGGGCTGCCCGGACAGGTCCGTCCAGACCTCCAGGGCGAAGTTGCCGTAGACGGCCTCGCGCAGGCGGAAGCCGACCGCCTCCGGGATGACCGCATCGTTCATGACCAGCGGCGAGCCGGTGGCCATGTTGTACAGCTCCGGGTCCACGTTGGCCATGTTGATGACCAGGGACGCCCACTTGAGCAGCGGGCGGCCCCGGTCGTTGTACACGAACTGGTCGTTCGCGCCCTTGAGCTTGTACTCGGTGGGGTCCTCGATCTCCATCGTCACCTCGACGGAGACGAACCCCGAGCTGGTGACCGACGCCTTAGCCCCGTGGACCGGAGCCCCGCACGCGTCCAGCTTGGTCATCCGCATCACGTTGCCGCGAATGGGCTTCAGGCAGTAGGTCGCCATGGCTGGTTACTTACCTTCCTCCGAGGCGTCGCTCTTGGCGTCGTCCTTGGCGGGGGTCGCCTTGGCCGCGCGCCGAGCGGAGCGCTTCTGCGTGGTGGTCTGCGAGGTGTCCTCGTCCGTGGACGTGTCCTCGTCGGCGTTCGCCTCGTCGGCGGCCTGCCGCTCCTCGTCCGCCGACGTCTGGGTGTCGGCCCGCGAGCCCGCCCCCGGGTCGGTGCCGATGCTCGCCGGGAGCCCGGCCTCGGCCGGGGTGACGAGCCCGTCCGCGACTGCCTGCTTGCCGTCGCGCTCCTCGGCGAAGTCGGCCGCCTTCTGCTGCCGGGCCGCCTCTTCGTCGCGTCGCTGCTGCCGGTCCCGCAGGAGCGAGGCCGCCGCCTCCTCGTCGTTCACGACGTAGACGCCGCCGCCCTGCACGTCCGGCCGGGGGGACCAGAAGACGTTCTCGGCCCCCGCCTTCTCGATCAGTGCGCGCGCCACGTCCTCGTGGGTCTCGCCTTCCTGAAGTACAACTTCAGCCATTCCTGAACTCCTCCTAGCCTGCTCGCGTGACCAGCGTGGCCGCCGCAAGACACTCGACGGCGATAGCGTAGGCACGCCCCGCGTACACCGCTCGCTGGTTGGTGGCCGTGTTGATCTGGGCGGGCTCGCCAGGCGTCACCCAGACGTCGGGAGAGCGCCACAGCAGCACGCGACCAGTGATGTACATGGCCTCTGCCGTTCCCGTGGGCGCCACTCCTGCCGGAGTGTTTCCGGAATAGCCAGCCCCGAACACGATCTCGGAGCCGTACTGCGTCAGCACCCGCTGACCGTCGCCCTGGTGCGGCGCCCGCAGAAGGGAGCCCTTGCTCCCCAGGTACGCGCCCATCATCGGGCGGGCGTGGATGAACAGCGGGCCGTTGTACTTGGCCGTGGCCGCCTGCTGCTCCAGCAGAGCCACGGCGTCGATCACGTTCGCCGAGACCGCCAGCGTGTTCACCTTGCCCGCCGCCTGGAGCGTTTCGAGGATGCCGGTGACACCCTCGCCGCCGCCCCAGAACGCCTTCTCAAGGCCGTACTGCTCGCCGAGCACCAGCTTCTGCCGGACCCGCCGCTCGGCCTCGGCCGTCTCGTTGCCCGCCGTGCCGCACACCTCGGAGGCGTACAGCACGAACGGGTACGCGGACACGAGCCCGTCCGCCGTGTCCGGCACCCAGGCCGGGTACGGCGGGCTGGCGCACGCTGGCGGGTACAGGTGGACGCTGCCGCAGACCTCGGACCACCACTGCGCGCCCGAGGTCTCGGCGTGCGCGGGCATCTCCATCGGGCCGACCGCAGCGGCCAGCAACCCGTTCCGCGACGGCGTGAACGCCGGGGGCGGATCGAGGATGTAGGCCGGGATCGCCATGGTGACGCCTCCTTACCGGGCCAGGAAGGTGAGCAGGACGGCGATGGCCGGGAGCGCGAGGCCCGAGGCCGCCGAGGTGTGGACGACCTGTACGACGTCGCCCGCCTTGACCTCCAGGTTGGCGGCCGTGCCGTTGAGCGTCATCAGCTCCTTGGTACCGGCAACCGAGTTGGTGGCCGACCAGGTGCGCGACGCCATGGCCGTGGTGCCGGAGCCGAGCGTGCCCTTGTTCTGCACGGTGATCGTGGCGAAGTTGGTGCCGTTCGCGGTCACGGCCGCCCTCGGCACGATCTCGGCCTTGAGCAGCCGCGCGTCACGGTGCAGGTTCGTCCCGACGACCGTGGACGTGTCGAGCGCCGCGACGGCCGGAAGCTCCAGGGTGACGACGAAGCCGTCCGTGATCTCGGTATTTGCGGACATTGGTGATCCCCTCTCCGGGTCTCGAAAGAGCGCACGGGCCGGGCCTGAGCCCGGCCCGTGCTCCTGGTCAGAGGCTAGATCAGCCGGTCCGCATGTCGACGGTCGCCGAGGTGACGCCGCTCGGGTCGATCGTGGTCTTGATCCGGCGCGACTCGAAGCCCCGCTTGGCGACCAGGATGCCCTCCTCGGTGAAGAGCTGGGTGTACTGGTTCAGCGCGAGGTTCGTCGAGTCGTACACGGTGTCGAGCCGCACGACGTCGGAGACGCCCGCAACCCAGGTGCCGGGCGCGTAGACCAGCGCCTCGACCGTGGTCGGCATCGTGTAGATGCCCGCCGACTGGCCCACGATGCTGGTGTTGGTGCTGTTGTACGCGTCCAGCCAGTCGTAGATCCACTGGAGCCGGAGGCCGCGAGCGGTCGCCCAGCCGTTGAACGCGGCCATGGTGACGTTCTCGGCGGCGTCCGGGTCGATGCCGGTCCGGCGCGACACGTCGGCGCGCACCGACGCGATCAGCCAGTACGGCAGGACCACTTCCAGCGTCGAGTCCGGGTCCATCCGGTACTTGTACCGGTAGTCGATCGCCTGGATGTCCAGGATGCCGAGGAGCCGGTTGACGACCGAGAGGTCCTTGTACTCGGTGGTCGTGATCGGCAGGTTCGCCACGTTCGTGTAGTCGAACAGCGTCGAGCCCGCGACGACCTGGTTGATCTTGAAGATGTTCATCTTCCGGGCGTGCGCCTTGAGCGCGCCGCGCACGAACCGGGCGACCATCTCCGGGTAGCCCCGGTCCTGGAGGAACGCGCCGGTGATGCAGACGCCCTCGACCTCCAGCCGCTTCTCCGTGAAGGAGGGGCAGGAGATGACCATGCACGGCTTCGACGTGGCCGCCTGGACCTGGGCCTCCGTCTGGTGCCAGTAGCCCGTGCCGGAGAAGATCGTCGAGAAGTCGGGGCCGGTCGTGAACTGGATGCCGCCGCGCGAGATCTGCACCTCGGGCATGTCGAACATGCCAGCGGTGCCCTCCAGCTCGAAGAGGCCGTAGTCGATCTGCGACGGCGCGCACCACCCGGCCGCCGCGACCAGGCCGCCCTCCAGCCGGTTCTGGTCGCCCGCGTACTCGAAGACCCGCTGCACGTCCTCCACCGAGGCCCGCTCGCCAAGCTTCAGCTCCGCCGGGAACTCCCGCTGGAGGTACATGACCGGCGTCCGGATGTACTGGCCGCCGCCCGCGCCGCGCCCGTTCGGGAACGCCGCGAACGCCGCCTCGGCCGCCCTGGCGACCTCGGTGATGTTCTTGAACTGGTGGCCCGCGTTGACCGTACCCAGGTTCGGCGCCGCGACCATGCGGGAGCCGGTGGTCTGCTGCTCGGCCGCGACGCCCGGCGCGGCGGGCGTACCCGTGCCCGCTGCCGCGACGTCGGCCACGCGGACGGTGCGACCCGCTGCTGTCACCGCGCCCTCGTCCTTCTGGTCGCCCTCGGCGCCCTTCTCGTCCTTGCTGTCCTCGTCCTCGTCGGACGTGGTGGTCTCGTCGGCCGGGGCCTCGTCGGCGGGCGGCTCGGTGGCGAAGACGGCGACCGCGTCGGCCGCCCTGCGCGCGCTGGTGCTGGCCGCCGACGCCTCGCCGATGCGCCGCTCACGCTCGGCGCGCACGGCGGTGACGACGCCCGACAGGCGCGTGATGCCCTCGACCTCTTCGGCTGTCAGCGGCTCGCCCTCGCCGTTGGCGCGCGGCAGCAGTGGCGCGGCGGCCTCGCGCACCTGGACTTCCAGGGCGTTGAGGTCGGCGTCTGTGACGGTGGAGAAGTCGGTAGGAACTTGGATCTTGTCGAACACGAGAGCTGTCTCCTCGTACGGGAGGGAGCGAGAGGGTGTGATGTCGTCCTCTTCGCGCAGCTCGATCGGCCCACAATCCAGCATCGATGCCTACGGAACGCTACGATAGCAGCATCTCTCTCCTGAGATCCACGGCCCGCTGATTCCCCGGACCCCCGGCGTCGGCGGGCCGTGTGTATTCCCCTGACCAACCCGAGTTGACACGTACGTCAACCACGTGTATGCTAGTGGCATACAGCGAGACGGAGGAGCACCCCATGATGGACAACGCGCTGGTCAACTGGTTCCGGGACCTCCCCGGGGAGATCGTCTCCCTCGGCACCGACCACCCGTACGTGATGGTGATGCTGGGCGTGCTCGGCGCGGCGATGGTCTACATCGGCGCCTTCGTGCTCTACCAGCGCCGCCAGGACCGCCGTGACGCACGGGTGACCGCCCGCCGCTACCGCTAGACCACTCAGGAGAGAGACATGATCACCACCACCATGCGAGGCAAGGGCCGCCGGGTCGCGAACCGCGTCAAGATCGACCTGCTCGTGGCTGAGGGCTACACCTGGGCGGGCTGGTACTGCCAGGTCTGCCTAGACGCGAAGTACGCGGTCGTCTTCGGCTCGTACATGGGCGTGAAGTAGCAGGTCGCAAGTGGGGTTGACAGCAACGTCAGCCCCCTGTATGCTATGAACATACAAGCCAGGGGGCAAGGCCCCACGAGGACAGGAGAGAGTCATGATCCTCAACCCCGATGAGATCGAGCGCCTGCTAGACCTGCTGCGCGAGCAGCGCGACGCCACGGTCAGCGGCGAGCGGAGCGGCTACGGCCAGGCCCGCGATCAGGAGCTGGCCGACATCGACTTTCTGATCGAGAAGATCGCCCGCTGACGCTCTACCGGTCGGGCCCGGCACGTCCGGGCCCGCGCCGTGGGGAATCAGCCCAGAATCCCAGGAGGAGAAGATCATGAAGGACAGCTCGCTGCCGCCGTTCCTGCTCGACTACCTGGAGGCCCGGTTCAAGGCGGGCGACGTGTTCAGCACGTCGAGCCTGACCGCGCCACTCGAAAACCTGCTGTACGAGGAGGCGATGGAGGCGTACCGGCTGCGCCTGCGGCTGAAGGACGCGATCGCCAGCCGCGCCCAGGACAACGAGTGGATGGAGACAGGCCTGAAGGGTGTCAAGCGCATGTACGTGCCGAGTACGGACGACACGCCGCGCCTCGCGGGCCGCATCTACGAGATCGAGAACCGCGTGCAGCGGCTGATCGACGTGCTGAACGCTCAGCGCAAGGTGTTGCGCGAGGCGAGCTGAGCCAGCCAGTCGACGCACACGGCCCCCGGGAACAATTCCCGGGGGCTGTACGTTGTGACCATACAGGAGAGAGGTGAATGACATGAGCGAAGCACCGATGAGCTGGGAGCTGATCGACGACGAGGACGAGACGGCCAGTGAGGCCGAGGCAGAGGACTGGCAGGACCGGGAGCCGGACGAAGGCGAGCGGGAGGAAGGGCTGAAGGGGAGGCAAGGGTGAGGCTTCGAACGGGTCTCACGGCGCTGGTGGGGCTGGCGGCCGTGGCTGGCGCGTACACGATCATCCACACGGGCTCGCCGGACGAGTGGCGGACCACGGCCATCCAGTGCTGGTGGAGACCGGATGCGGAGGCGACGCTGGTCTACGACCTGGGCAAGGGCAAGTTCACGAAGGTCGTGAAGCGCGCGAGCAAGGCCCGCCCGCTCAAGATCTCCAGCTCGCTCGCACGGCCGGGGCAGATCGTCTACTACGACGTGACGTTGACCTACCCGGCCAAGGCTGATCAGTTCTGGTGCAGGCTCCAGGCTGGTAACGCCGAGCACCAGGTGGCGGGCGGTGGGCCGGACAAGAGCGCGGGCACGAACCACTGGGCCGACCACTTGACGGTCACGTAAGGATCTTGATCCCGGGGGTTGACAGGCCAGTCAAGCTCGCTGTATGTTTATGACATACAGCGAGGGGCACGGAGCCCCCGGGATCAAGGGAGAGAATCATGGCTGACAAGTACATCGACGACCTGTTCGCCGCGATCACGGCCGCGCAGGAGCTGGCCGACCTGGCGAAGCTGGAGGTCGAGACCCCGGCACCCGCACCGGCGGCTGTGGCGCCGAAGTGGAACGGCCTCAGCTACCTGGGCGACGAGGGCACCATCTCCCGCTACGCGGTCAACTACCACGGACAGACGTCCTTCTTCGTCCTGGTGGACAACGCGATCACCCACGAGCCCACTGAGGCGGGCGTCGCGTGCGCTCCCGGCGTGACCCTGCACCGCATCCACATCCAGAGCGTGGACGGCTCGACGCTGAAGGACACGAACGGGTACGCGGCCCGCTACGAGCACACGGACGGCACCGGTACCCACATCGACTCCCGGACCGTGGCTCAGTACGTCCTGCCGCGCGGCAGGCGATTCGCCAAGCAGCTTACGGCCTGAGACCGCAGGCCACAGGGGGTTGACGGAAACGTCAGCCCCCTGTATGCTAGCTACATACAACGAGGACAGGAGAGAGCCATGCAGCGCAGCACGCAGATCCGGATCATCCTCCACGTGATCGCCTTCGTCATCGGCGTCGGCGGTACCGCCGTCCTGTGGCTCCTGCTCAACCACTGACCGACCGCTTCCCGGGCGCCCCGACTAGGGCGGGACGCCCGAGTGGTTGCCGACCAGACAGGAGAGAGATCATGCACTTCGTCGCCGTCCCGTACGAACTTCCCGCCGAAGACCTCGACTGCAAGGGCCTCGCCGAGCTGTACCGCGAGATGTGGCCCGCCGTGAACCAGGACGCCATCACGCTGTATGTCCAGGAAGGTCACACGCTCACCGGGCCGTGCACGCAGGTGGACGGGTTCGTGTCGGCCGACGACCAGAGCATCTACTACCAGACCGAGATCATCGCACCGGACGGGCGGCAGCTCGCGCTACTGACCTGGGACCGGTCGCACACCACCTGAGGAGAGAGATCGTGCAACGGTTCGACATCACGGACGAGACCATCGGTGCGCAGATCGGGCACAGCCTGTACGTACTCAATCTGCGCACCGCGCACGTCTTCGGCATCAGCACACCGGCAAAGATGGCCGACGTCGAAGAGATGCGGTCATGGCTCAAGGCCGCCATCGGTGGCGCCCTCGGCGAGGCACGCGGGATGACCGCCGCGCACAAGATCCTGAACGACCTCATCGACCCGTACGAGTCGATGGATGCCGCGTTCTGGACCACAGCCCTGGGTAAGGCCGTGGCCTGGTGGACCGGAGGTCCACTGGACCCGGACGGCGTGCCGCGCCCGATCGTGGCGGCGATCCTCGGCTGCTCCCGGCAGAACATCTTCACCCTCGTCAAGGAGGGCAAGCTTGCCGAGAAGTCGCCGGGCATGCTCACCCAGGAGAGCGTCCGGGCCGCGATGCGCCAGCGGCACCCGCACCAGATCAAGGAGGGCTGATCGATGCGTTCCCCAGAACACGAGGCCGCCGTCCGGCGCGCCGACGCGGCACGGCCGCTGTCCGAGCTGCCGAAGAACCCGACCACTGTCCAGTTGCTCCACCGGCTTCGCGAGCACCTGGAGTCGGCGGGCAACATGGTCGGCGCCGTCATGCTCACCCATCCCGAGGACGCTCAACTGATCTCCGACCTGCACGACGTCATCGGCTCGATCGGCGCGGCACTCGGCATCCACGACGCGCTCCGGAACTCGCGCCAGACCGAGGAGGCCGGGAATGCCCAGTCCTGAGAAGGAGGCGGCGTTCCGCCGCAACCGGGCCGAGCAGGTGCGGGCTGTCCGGCTCGCCACGCCGTGGCAACGCGACGTGCAAGCCCTGATCGAGCGCGCACGCTCACACATGGAGCAGGCCGCCAACATCGCCGCAGCCGCGATGCTCGACAGGCTGACCGACGACCAGGCCGTTGCCGACATGCACAACGTGATCGGCTGCCTCGCCAGCGCACGGGACAGCCTGGAGCTGATCGGCAACGACCTCACCAAGGAGTGGCAGTACCACTCGGCGAAGTTCGGCGGGGACGTCTGGTTCGAGGCGGATGGCTCGCAGGGCGACGCCCCCGGCGACGAGCTGACGCCCGAGGCCGAGGCTCGCCGGATGGCGACCGACAAGGTCCGCTCGCGCTGGGTGGGCCCGTGGCACGAGGAGGAGGCGCGTCCCGATGGGCGTTCCTGACGTCATCGCGTACTTCGACGCATTCGAAGGTGACAACGAGTGGGCAGCCCTGTCGAACTTCTGGCAGGGCTCGCCCCTGCACCTGGGCCCGTACGCCTACGCCACCGGCGAGCACATGTTCCAGGCGCTGAAGGCGCGTACGAAGGCCGACCACAACCAGGTGATGGCCAGCGCCACGCCTGCCGAGGCGAAGGCGTACGGCAAGCGCATGCTGCGCCTGCGCCCGGACTGGGAGCTGGTGAAGTTCGACGTGATGGCCCTGGTGCTCCGGCTCAAGTTCGCGCCGGGCCGCGAGGAGCACGGCTACCTGCTCGCGACGGGGGACTCCTACCTGGTGGAGGGCAACACCTGGGGCGATCGGGTGTGGGGCGTGGACCTGCGCGAGGGCCGCAAGCTGCTCTCCATCCAGCAGCGCTGCAAGCCCGAGGACGTCTCGCCGGGGGAGGCGTGGCGGTTCTCGCCGGGCCGCAACTGGCTGGGCCGCCTGCTCATGGCGCGCCGCGCCGAGCTGGTCTCCGGCGAGGACTTCACGCAGAGCACGAACGACCTGATCGAGTACGTGAAGTACCGGCCGGTGCAGCGGGACGGGGGCACCCGTGGCTGACCAGGGTCTCGAACGGCTGATGGAGGAAGCCATCCGCGCGATGGCTGTGCAGATCGGCGACCTGCGGGAGGAGGCTTTTGGCTGGCTGTTGACCATGCCGTCCGGCTGGCGCCTGTGCTGGCACGATCAGCAGGCCGTCATGGGCGTGCAGGGACCGGAGAGCTTCAGGGACGGCCGCGACAGCGCGCGGCTGGCGTGGCGCATCGAGTACCACTTCCTGGGTCCCGGCTCGCAGTGCTCGGCACCCGGCCCGAAGGAGCAGATCGAAGCACGGGATGGCCTACGCTTGCCGCATGGCGGATGAGCTGGAAGTCCCTGCCGACGTGCTGGCGTACGCGCAGGCCCTCGCCGGACGTCTCGCGCTGGAGGACAACTGGGCCCCGGGCGAGACGTTCGCAATCGACCTGACGCGCGCCAGCACCAGGAAGATCACGGAGTACTGGGTGCACGGCGCCGGGGCCGCGAAGATCAGATGGGGTGTCACCGGCTCCATGAAGCGGTG